GCCGATAGTCATCCTGGTAGTCGCCTGGGCGGCCACTCTGTACATAGATCAAAGGTGGGCAGGGGCATTGTACGTGGACCAGGAGTGGACGGGAACGCTGGACGTAGACCGGGAATGGGCAGGGACGTTGCACGTAGATCGAGAGTGGGCAGAGGTACTACGTACAGAGCAGGAGCAGGACGAGGCATTGGGGATATAGCATGCCAGCAAACGAAATACATCTCGGAGATATTGGAACGGTGTTCGTCGGAACGGTGGCGGACGATACCGGGCACGTAGTGGACATCTCCGGTGCGACGACGAAACAACTCACGTTCAAGAAGCCGGATGGGAGCAAGGTCACGAAGACCGCTATGCCTACCACCAATGGTACCGACGGCAAGATGCAATACACGACGGTGAGCGGTGACATAGACCAGGTCGGCGGTTGGAAGTTGCAGGGGAAAGTAGTCCTCCCGTCTGGCACCTGGTACACGGACGTGCACCGGTTCGACGTGCACGCGAACCTATGAGGTAGAGTATGGCATTCGACGCGGAAAAGACGGGAAGGGCATTGCAGGCCCGGCTCCAGGCGCGACTCTCCAGCGCGCTCGATGTGGTGGAAGCCGCCTGGGTTATCGAGGGGGATCCTGTCACGTTGCCCGATCCTGTGACGTGGTTTTTCGGACATAAACCCACAGTCCTGGAAATGGACTCGGTCGCCTTTCCGTTCGTGGCCGTAGTCGTGGCCGAACGAATGCCGCAGGCCAGGCCGGCCCGGTGGGGCTACCAGGAGCAGGATTTGAACCTGTTCACGGATTTCTTCGTCGTGGCCGTAGACGAAACGACGGTCAACAAGGTAGCCTGCCGGTACGCCGAGGCGATCTGCGCCGTACTGCAAGAGGAGCAATACATCAACGCCTACATGCAAGCCGACTGGGAGCCAGAGGTGCATCTGAGCGAAGCATCTCGCCACGCCGCCAAGCAGGCCGATGCTGACATGTTCGACGCCGCCGATGTGGACTTCATCCAGGGCGGGCGCATCGTCGTGAAGTTGGAGGGATCGTAATGGCCGGGCCGCTACTCAAGATGGAAGTGATGGGCTACCGGGACGTGCAAGGCCGATTGGCCAGGCGCACGCCTGAACTGGCAGCTGCCCGGCGCGATACGATACGCAACCTGGCCCGCTCAATGGTGAGCACTCTACAGCATTATGCTCCTAAACGCACAGGAGAGTTTGCCGCCGGGATCGGCTTCCGCACGGACGAACGGGGTAGCAGAACGACGGCCACGTTCTACGTCCGGGGCAAGCACGCGTTTCTCTTGCCCATCCTGGCGATGGGCAGCCGGCCGCACGAGATCCCCATCGGGGGATCGGCGGCCCAACTGGCGAAGGGCTATCCCCTGCATTGGATCGACAAATCGGGCGGGCATCATTTCGCCTGGAGCGTGTGGCACCCGGGCACGATCCCGCATCCGTTCATTCCAGACGCAATCGAGGCGATGACGCCTCAATTCGAGTACGGCCTGGCGCAGACTGCGCGCCGGGTCGCATGGTTAGGATAAGTTAGGGAGGTATTTCTATGGCTCAGATGATAGATTCCATCACCGTGACCCGCACGAAGATCTTCAAGGGGGCGTCGCGCCTGATGTACGCCCCTGAGGGTACGTCGTTCCCCGGCATCCTGGAGCACATCATGAATCCAGCAGTGCCAGCCGCCGGGGCGGCCTACGCCCTGGACTCCGATTGGACCGACCTCGGTCCCACGACCGAGGACGGCGTGACGATCCGACGCTCCACCGACCTGTCGGACGGCATCCCTGTGGACCAGCGGCAGACGAACCTGGACGAGGGGGAGCCGGAAAAGTGGACGATGGAACTGGAGACGGCGCTCCTGCACACCGACCTGGATACGTTCCAGATCGCATGGGAAGGCGGCAACAAGCGTACTGTCGCCGGCAGCGGTAGCAATGTCGCCCAGCACGCACTCGACCTGGACGCCCCTTTTACCTTCACCGAACGACTGCTGGCCGTGGCGCAGGAAGATCCCAAGTCCGGTGGCCTGCGCATCTTCGCCTTCCGCAGTGCTATCCCCCAAGTGGACGGGAGCGAGGTCGTAGTTCAGAGCAGCGAGGCGTCGAGCCTGCCGCTCAAGTTCAAACTGAATGCCGATACGGCCGTGAGCGAGGGAGATGGCCAGTTCGGCAAGATATTCGAGGAGGATTAACGATCCAAGCGGGGAGGCTACTGTGAGTGAAAATACCATCGTACTGAACGAGCGCGAGTTCCAGATTGAGGAGCCGAGCGTCGAGATCACGCTGCGCATCCTCAAGGTCATCGGCAGGGTGGCCATGCGGGCCGAGGAGGCCGCGACCAGGGTGATGAAAAACCCCGGCCGTAGGACCCTGCTCTTTGCCTTGCTGAGCGAGGTGGACGAGCAGGACCTCATCAACCTTGGATCTGCTGCGCTGCAATTCGACGACGACCGCGAGGGCAAGCACTGGCTCAAGGAGAACGGGATCAAGATCGCGCCCATTGTGGACGCGCTGTTCCTGAATCTGAAACTGAGCACCGATCTCGTGGAGGCGATCCAGAGTTTTTTAACAGGCATCGAGGGCCTGGGGACGATGCTGGATCAGAGCATTCCGATCCCGGCACCGGCACCAGGCTCTCCGCCATCGCCGGCTCTCTGACGCGACTGCTCGAAACGCTGATCTTCGAGGTTGCCGCCTTCCGGCACGTGCCGGACGAGGCGATCTCGCGCAAGCCCGCCATGTGGCTGATCGAGGAGTACGAGCGCGTAGCGCGGGCCAGGTGGGAGGCCATGCTCGAACAGGTTTCCGCTACGCAACTCGGAGTTAGCCGGGCGTTGGCTCAGGCATTCGGAGAGAAACACCTGCCGGACCTGCCGGCCTACGAATCGACGCTCGGGGCCGGCCGCTCCGATGGGCCGGGGCTTCCAGAATGGATGCATAAATTCGAGGAAGTGAACAAGGACCGGCGGGAAATTTAGGGTACTGGCGGTCGGGCCAAACCTCCCCGCGCCCAGCCGCTTGAACCTAGAGGCCCCGACGGCGGGGCCTCTATGATTTTATGATAGCAATGCGATAGGCTATGACAGCAAACGAGAAGGTCTTACTCGAAATAGCGGGGGACTCCTCCGGTGCCGAGGGTGCGCTAGGGCGGGTACAAGCTGCGCTGGAGACCGTCGCCAAGTCCGCCACGGTCGAGCGCCTGGCCGCGGCCGGTGCCCAACTCCAGAAGATATTCGGCGGGATCGCCGATGCGGGTAAGGGGTTGATCTCCTCCTCCGTCCAGATCGCCATGCGCAACGAAGTGCTGGCGCTGTCCATGCACGTGGTCGGCCAGAACGCTGGCTATAACGCCGCACAACTCGATGCGCTGGAGGCCAGCGTCAAAGGCCTTGGCATTACTACCAGTCAAGCCCGTAGTTCCATCACTCGTATGGTAACGAGCCAGCTTGACTTAAACAAGGCTACCGACCTGGCTCGTGTCGCACAAGACCTGGCCGCCGTCGCTGGAGAAAACTCATCTGATACGTTCGGCAAATTAATGGATTCCATCGGGGCACTCCAGCCCCGCATGCTGCGGGAGTATAATATTGTAGCCACGACTAATCAAATCCTGGGCGACCTGGCAAACTCCACTGACTCCGCTGCCAAACGTAATCGATTCCTAGAATATATCCTAAACGAAGGGGCTAAAACAGCAGGAGTATATGAGCAATCTCTCAGTTTAGTCGGTAAGCGCATGACCAGCCTTCCTCGGTTGATCGAGGAAGCGAAGGCGGCCCTCGGTAAATATTTTATTCCGATATGGGGAGTTGGAGTAGACATCCTTTCCAAATTCCTAAAGGCATTCGAGGCTCTGCCAGAGGGGACGAAGAAAGTAATTGCGATCTTACTCATCCTCGTCACTGGCATATCTGTTCTCGGAGTAGCCTTCGGCGGCCTGCTCGTCGTGCTGCCTACCCTCATCGCCGGGTTCACTGCCCTCTCGGCTGCCGCCTCCCCCATCCTCGCCATCGTCGCCCCTATCGTCGTCATCCTGGCCGTCCTGGCTGCCGCCGCCGCCGCCCTGTACGTCGTGTGGACGCAGAACTGGGGCGGGATCCGCACGGCGGTTCAAGCGGCCTGGGCCACGGTGAAGCCTTTACTCGACCAGTTCGTCGCCCTATTCACCGGCTGGGGCGCGCAGATATGGGGACAGATGCGCGCCATCGGCACCGCGATATGGGATTTAGTTAAAAAGATCATAGTCCCCCTGTTCGGGGATCTCGCTTTTGCAGTCAAGGGTATCGACTGGGCCAGCATCTTCGGGGATCTGTCTAACGCATTGAACGTCGTCGGCGGCCTGATCACGGGATTCTTGACGACGATTCAGCGGCTGCTGGCGGGCGAGGGCACGAAGGCGTTCTCCAGCCTGGGGGATGCCGCGCTGAATGGCCTGACGATGGTCGCCCTGGTTTTCGACAAGTACATCAAGCGGGCGCTGCTGTGGGGCTGGAACCTGATCGTCCAGGTGGCGAATGGAATCAGCAAGGCAGCCCAATCCGTTCTCACCAAGGTGATGACCACCATCGGCAATATCATCAAGCGGTTCATCGGCGCAAGCTCACCGCCGGAGGAGGGCCCACTCTCCAACATCGCCAAGTGGGGTAGGGGGCTGATGAACACCTACCTGCGAGCATTCCAGACGGCCGACTTCGGGATGCTCAAGGAAATGCTCTCGCCGATCCGGCAGGCACTCGACATGGCGGTGCGGGCGGGCGACCTGAAAGAAGTGGACCTGGGCCAGGTGTTCGCCACGGCCAGGGAGCAGGTAGCGGGCCTCATCGCCACGTTCAACGAGACGGGCGAGATCTCGGAGGAGCAGTTAGGCAAGATCGCCGAGACTCTGGGGGCCGGTTCGGAAGAATACGTCAAGATGATCCGGCTTCAGTTGCAGTACCAGCAGGCGCAGCGGAGCCTCGCCAGCGTGCAAGAGGAAGTCGCCGCCGCCGAAAAGCGGGGTTTCGTCTCTGCCGATCTCAAGAAGAAATTGTCCCTGGCGGAGAGCGCCGCCAAAGCCGCGGAGGACCAATACAACTGGCAGCAAGCATACCTGGAGGCTCAGCAGGAGAGCGCTGACATTCAGATTCAGATGCTGGAGGCCATGCAGGACCTGGCCGATGCTCTGCGAGATGCCAATATAGCGCCGGTGGAGCCTGCAGTCGGTGAAGGCGCAGATGCGGGAGACTATATAGCGCCTGAACTCGGCTTAGGGGACTTGGAGGAAGAGGGGAAGAACATCGAGGCCAAGCTGGGCCAAATGACTCCTGAGTTTCAAGCCATGAAACAAAAAGTCGAGGATGCCATTCTGTCCATACAGAACTTCATCGCCCTCCCCCTAGAGGGCAAACTGATGACTGTTGCAACCTGGCTGGGGAACGCGACCGGCATCGACTTCCCCGGCTATCTCCAAAGCATATTCGACATCGCGGATCAGATCGAGGAAGAGGGATTGCTAACCGTCGTAACTGGCTGGGTAGACAAGGGGCTGGCCTACATCGAGGACAACTGGGAGGACTGGGCCAAATCTGTCGGCGAGTGGATTTACGGCGTCTTCACCACAGCGATCACGTTTCTAACCGAAAAGATAGCAGAGGCTGAGGTTGCTCTCGACACGTGGTTCGGGGGAATAGTCGAGCGCTGGAAAACCTGGATTTCCTTACGTGTCCCAGAATGGGCCGCGAGCGTCAAGGATAAGTTCGTGACCCTCATGCAGACGTTCCTTACCTTGCTGGCTACCACGACACCCGTCTGGATCGCGCGCATCGTGATCTGGTTCGCCAATATCATCTCCACTTTCATCACGCGCGTGCTCGCCAAGATCGACGAATGGGCCGAGCGACTGAAGGAAGTTGGCGAGAGAATCGTCGTCAAGATCAGGGAAGGGCTTTATGCCGCTTGGGACCTGGCAGTACGCATTGGAGAATTGATCAGTGGCTTGTTCGACACTCTCATGGCCGGGACCTGGTTCACGAACTTAGTCGAGGCCGGCAAGGAAATCGTCAAGTCTATCGCCAAGGGCGTGTGGGCCGAATGGCAAGAATTCCTGGCCGACTTCGAGGCACTGCTCCGTAGCTTGGGGGCATACCTACCCTGGTCAGAGCCAAAGAACCCGCGTTCGCCCCTGCGCAACCTCGCAGGTGCCGGCCGGGCACTCGTGGAAAACTTCGCCTCCGGCATTGATTTCGCCCCCCTGCGCGGAACGCTGCAAGCCGAGCTCAAGCGCACTCAGGGTGTGCTCGATGCTGGCCTGGGGGGTGTAACCATTCATCAAAACATCGAGGGCGGCCTGATCTTCCCGAACGTGCGCGACGGGCGGGGGGCGCAAGGTGTGCGGGTCGGGATCGACCGGCAGGCGCTGGCCGCCCTGATGGCCGCCCGAACTGGAGGAATTGCATGAAAAGGTATATAATTACTATCATAAAACCATACGGGGAGGATAGGAAAAATGAACACTGTATTGAGATTCCTGATCGTGCTGCCACTCGTGCTGACGTGCACGGGAGGAGAGTGTAAAATGCCAGGCGGAACACTTTCGACGCTGACGGTCAACCCGACGGGGGGGAGTACCCTGACGATGGGGCTGGAGGGGTCCGAGCCATATACCGGAACCTCGCCTTACATCGTGCCGCTGCAGACGCTCACGCTCAATGAGGATGAGCGCTGGCGCATCGTCTACGAGCAGGCCGGCACCGGGGGTGGGGAGGGGGGCCGCGCCGTTTCCAGTTACGGCGACCTGGTACCGTTGTCGTTCTGGGTCGTCATCAAGGCGGATACGCGCATCGGCATGATCGCCGCCTACAACGACCTCCAGGCGGCACTCCTGAATCCCCTGGGGGGCACGATTGCCTATCTGCCGGAGGACGTCCCGGCGGGCACGCTCACCACGTACTACCACTACGTCCAATCCGGCCCGCCCCGCGTCCTCGACCAGGCGAAAAACAGGTGGGACGCCGGAGCGCATGCGGATGGCTATTTCCGACTGATCGTCGAGGTCGCGTTGCAAACCCAGCCCATCGCCACCAGCAACCCGGCCAGCCCGGTGACGTTGACCGCACTGGCGACGACGATACAGAACTGGGAAGACACCGGGGCCGGGCAGACGAACAGCGTATTGGTGGACGAGGCCGATTTGAAAGGCACCATGCCGGCCTTGCTACGGATCACGGCCCAACCCGATGCCGGCCACGACCTGGGAGAGTTGATCGTCTACAAGCGGGACGAGGGTACCCTGGCGAACTTCGTCAGCGTCTACGAGGCGGAAGACGCCGCCACGATTGATCCTTCTACTGCCTGGTCTGAGATCGACGATCCCGACAGGGGCAATGCTCATTACATGCGCTGCCTGCCGTCGGTCAACGACGAAGCACAGGGCTTGAGATTCACGATTGCCAATCCGGCCGACCACGAAGGCCGCTTCGCCGTATTCGGAGTCGGCTACGTGGCGGGCGGTGAATGGGCGCATCAGGCCAAACTCCGAGTCGGAAATATCATCCAGGAGAGCGAAGATGACTACCAGGCCGAAGACATGATGAGTTGGGGCATTATCTATGCGGGAGAATTCGAGTTGCCTCCCGCATCCCTCAGTAGCGTAGAAACTGCTTACGACGAAGGCCCCTATATCGAATGGTACGCGACGCGCACTCTCGGAACTGATGAATTTCGTCTCGATGGTATCGTGTTGGTATACGTAGCGGATAGCAAATTACAGCCAACAGCGCTCGATGTGCCCGGTGAAGACGAGGACGGCGACGGCGTAACCAACAGCGACAAATTGCTGGTAGAGAACTTCCCCGGCAACCTGGGTACGATCCGCGAATTGGCGCATATTGTGGCACAGGCAGATAACGACTTTGAGCGCCTGCCGACAGAAGCGCCACGCGGGGACTTCCTGACGCTCGATCCTACGAAAGACAATCTGCTGGTGTTCCTGCAGCAACGCAGCCATTGGACGACTGTCCTGGACGACGATTTCGAGGGATACGACGGCGTCAAGTGGATGGCGGTTGACGACATGGAAAACGTAGATACCTGGGTAGGTGCCGCCGTCGAAACCGCCGAATACGTCGAGGGGGCCCAAAGCCTAGAGATACAAATAACAGGCGGTATTGGCATCTCGGCCAGCATGCATAAGTTGGTGGACCTCGACCTGGAGCACGAAGGCGCATTCCCCGCCGGGGCTTTCAGTTGCTACGTGGCCTGGAAGAATGGCGTTACTACCAATGTTCAAACTGTTGCTCACTTTCATACCGTTTACGATACGGACGAATACGCGAGCCCGGCATACGACCTGGCCGGCACGTACAACTTCATCTACCAGAAAAAGTCCGCCTTCTCTGCCGTGGGCGCACCCAACTGGGGCGACGTAGACAGGATCGAATTGGAGGCCATAAACGGGGACGTCTATTTCCCGAAAGAGATTGCGTTCGACTGGTGGCGGCTGGAGAATGCAGATCCGGACGATGCCAATTCCCCCAACGCCACGGGTAATCAGTGGAACTTCCAACCCGCCGCCGGAATATGGACGATCACAGAGGACATGCCGGGAGTCGGTGCTACGCTGGCCTGTCTGGACGACGAAGTCGGAGTGGAAAAGAGCGCGCTCATAGATGAGACGACGCCGAATGACGTGCGCTTCCGTGCGCGAGTGCTGGCGAAGATCGAACGAGGCAACCCGGGCTACGTAGGTCTAGTATGGCGTTCCGGTCAGGATACGCTCACCGTCGGGGCAGAAGATTGCTATGCTGCCTTGCTCGACATCACCAATAATAAATTGCTGGTGCGTGAATATGCCGCAGGAGCGGTCACCCAGCACGCCAACCCGGCCTTCAACAGCAAGGTAAACGTCTGGTACGTGATAGGCGTCGTCGTCCAGGGATCGACGTTCAAAGTCTACGCTCATCCGGTCACCGGCCTAAGTACCGACGACCACGTATTCGACGCCGCCAACCTGCTTGCCACCGTTACCGATGCGACTTACGATACCGGCCAATGTGGCGTGATGAGTATCTCCACTTTGGGGCGTTTCGATGAAGTAAAGTTGGAAGGTCTCTCGGACCGCCACATCCCCGCCGATGAGATCACGCTGGAGGGCCAGGCGATCTTCCGCACGATCGCCCCATTCAACGAGTAGCCTATGGGCTTGCGATCATAACGGTATAGGACTATGGCTGATACCCTACAGGTCCGCATCCGCGAACTGGAACTCGAAAAGGACCGGCTCTGGCGTGAGTGCCGGGAACTGCGCGAGAGGATCGGGCGTTCCTGGCGGGGGGCACTCAAGGCCACCACGAGCGACGCCGCCCTGAACAACCCATTGGAGCCGACGGACGCGGAGTTGGACGCGGCGTTCGGGACGCCCGCCGACCTGGGAAACGGCTTCATCGGCATTCTGGACGATGGCGGGGCCGGGACAGTATGGCTGTGCGTGACGAAATGGGGCGCGTGGTGGTATGAGAAGTTGACGGAGGCGGTGTAGGCGATGGCATTCCCGACTACTCCCATTCTGGACGACTTCAATCGCCCCAATGAGGGACCGCCACCCAGCGCGGATTGGTCCGATTTTCCCGGCACAGACGGCATGGTTGTGGACGGGAATGAGGCTATTCCAGATGGGGCGTCCGGGGGAGGATATTGGAATACTATCACGAATGCGAACTGCGAAGTCTATGCAACCCTCGTAAACGTCGACGATAGTGAGGGGATGATTCTTTTCGCCCGCAGCAACGATATAGCACCCCCACTCGATCCTGGCGCAATTGGATATTGGCTTATTATAGCCAGAGATGACGTTGGTGGGGACGGCGTTATACTGTTTTCTGGCATCAGCGGCCCCCTCGACTTGGCAATAATCGATCTGAACATTGGCGACAAATTCGGATTAGAATGCAACGGAAATACAATTACAGGATACCATTGCCCTGTGGGGGGGACATGGATTCAGGTCGTTAGCGCTGTCGACTCTACGACCTTGGGGCCGGGATATATTGGCGCAGTGCTCGGCACGGATGTCCACATAGACGATTTCGGTGGCGGTGATTATAATGCCCCACCGATTCCGATAGGCACGCCGTCCATGAGTATACCCCGCCTCTGGCACCCTGTCGTCACGACTACGAGCCCGCTGACCGGTCGCCAGTACCGCCTCACCGACGACCGGAACCGCCAGTGGTTCATCCACTACGGCGCGGAGGGAGCCGGCTTCGGCTACCTCACCTGGCGCTGCAAACGACGGGTAGGGTACGACTACCCCGACCTCGGCTACGGCTTTCCAGTCACGATGCGCAAGGGGCCATTCAACTGCCTGTTCGACGGCCAGATCGTGAGGATCACCGAGCGCACGGGCACGGCCGGGGATGAGATCGAAGTCTGGGCGCTGGGCTGGGTCCACGTCGCCACGGCAGATATTTACAATCGGGTCTGGAGCGATACGAGGTTGAACAAGTGGCTGGGCGATGAGACGCCGGCCGGCAGTTTTCGCCCGGACTACTTCGACTGGGACACGAACGACAGGATTTACTTCAAGCCCCGCCGAGGTGTAGACTTCGTGACGGGCGATTACTCCAGGCTGCGCTACACGTTCGAGTTCGGGGAGCACGCTGCACGGCTGGTGGCAGACTACGACGTGGCCCTGCCCAACCACTGGCCGGGAGAGTTCAGCGTCCTGGATGGGAATGGGGTCACGCTGTGGTCGCTCGCCACGGGTGGGGCCGGAACGCTGGACCTACTGACGACCGGTGACCCAGATTCTTTCGAGGTGCGTTTCGCATTGACGTCGTCTGGGGAAAACACCGCCGCCGACGATACGGTCTACGGCCAACTCACCAGCGCCGTAGTGTACTCAGAGCACGTAACGGTTTTGGATGCTAAAGTCATAGCGGACGACCTGGCGAGCATCCTGAGCGACGATGCTCACGGCCTGAGTGATTCGACCGACCGGATCGAGCCGCCAGGGACCCTCCTGACGCCGGCCGCTTTCGACCGGGACCAGACGCCCGCGCAAATCCTGTCGTGGTGCTGCCAGTTCGGAGATGCCGACGGGAACCCCGTCGTCTGGGGTGTCGCGCTGGATACGACGCGCCGCCTGTTCCTGGAGCCAATGAGATTGACGACCGTCAAGTATGTCGTGAAGCCCCGGCAGATGCAGCAGCTGGAGCGCGGGGGAGACTGGGGGGAATCGGCCCAGGTCGCCTACGGGATTTACACGGATGTGCAAGGCCAGGTGCTGAGGACTGCCGACAGGAGCCTGCCCGATGTCATCGCCCGCCTGGGCGGATACTACCGTCGGACCGCCGTGCAAATCTCGGGCACGACCGATGTGGAGCAGGTGGAGGGCGCGATAGACCTGTGGCTGGCCGAGCACGGCCGGCCCGGCACCGCCGGATCGTTCCAGGTACGCAGCGGGGTCTACACGCCGGCCGGGAGGTTCGTGGCCGTGGATGAGTTAAAACCCGGCGATCTGGTACAAATCAAAGAGTGGAGAGCGCGGGAAGCGACCATGGATCCCAATGATTGGCGCGATGGCACCACCACATTCCCGCTGGCGGGGATTAAAGTGGATGAGGATTCCAGGACGGCGGAGTTGATCCCGCGCGTGACTTCTGACGCATTCGCCAGGCAGATCGCTATAATTCAGTCATTGCAGTCTACCTAGAAGCCTATGGTGTTATGATAGAAAAGCCATAGGATAGCACTATACGGTTTACGCTCCATCCATCGAGACAAGCGGAGTATAAACCGTACAATAATATCCCCGCTCTGCCGTTTAGCCCGCAGGTCATCCAGGGATGGTATCACGGGCGGAGCAGGGATAATGCCTAGAACGCGGCAGGATACAGGTGCTTTGCCTGCGCCAACTCCTGCGCGGCTTGTATAGCCTCGCTGGCTGCGTGGGCCTCATCCACCTTGAACTCGCCGCCGATCACACGGCCCGGCTTTGAGCCCAAAAACGCCACTTCACTCACCAGTGCAATACGACCAATGCCGTCGAATGTCACCTGGTGGTAGTGAGCGTTGCCCTGGGTCTGTCTCACCGAGCGGAACGTAATCGTGCCGCCGTTCTGGGCGACAGGGACGAAACCTGCCGCCACCATCTCATCGAATGACACCTCGCGGGTTGGCTCACCCGCGTACAGGGGTTTTTGTCTACCCATCGCTCTGTCTCCTTTTCTAGCGCCAGCCTCCCTGGCGCAATGGGCCAGCCGTGGGGCTGGCTACTCCTGCCACGCCCCGTGCTTATGTGGAACGGGCGTGAGCATGCCGCAGACGGGCTTCCCATTGGCAGCGGTCCACGCACTGCCTGTGACGGGCTTCCCATCCTGCCAATGGGCAGGAATATGCAAAGCCTCACCTGCCTCAATTGGAATGAGGCTTCCACTGTCCGTGCGGACGGCGCGTTCCCCGCACCTATTTGTTGTAAGCATCCCAATCATATCTCTCCTCCCGCGCCTCTCGCCGCACAGGTAGCGATGTCGCGGTCTCGGTCGCCGCCGTCTGGCCAGTGGCACTTTAGCTATCGCCCACGGTCCTTAACTTACTCTGGGTTGCCGTCCCAGGTGCAGATTTCGGGATGCCTCCGGGGGACCGATTGGTTGTTGAGATGGGTTCAGCGAATAGCCAAGTAGCCAAGTTCTTACTGGCCAGAGGGCGAGGACCGAAGCCCTGCGCCACTTTCAATCGAGGATAACAGGGGCCAACTTTGCCCTCACGAGCGTGCGAGCCCGAATCCGCTCGGTCTCAGCGGAACCGTCTGCTTCGGCCTGCTGGGCGCGCCGATCCTGGTCGGCCTGAAAGGCCATGTCCTTGGCCGTGCACTTTGCGCAGCCGCAGAGGTCCACCCAAGTGATATGACACTTGGGACATTTGTATTCCTTGTCCCATTCGTGGGCAATCAGTCGCCCACGGGTGCCACAATTCTGGCAATAACTAAAACGCATGTCCTTCCTCCCTGAATGAGATAGCGCATCCTGCGCTCCTCCCTGCCCGCCACCTGGTGATGGACAGGGAGGGGAGCAGGTGCTCCCCAAGACCCTTAGTCGGGATTCTGTCATCCAATGCCCTGCGCGGCTTCCCGCCGCGACTCCGCGACCTGCCCCAGCATCTCCAGGGCCTCAGCCTCGGACGCACCCAGGAAGATGGGGTTGCGCCCGAAGGGACGGTACCAGTATCCGTACTGTTGCATGGTGCCGTCGTAATCGTTGCCTCGGTAGATGTTCGCCGACGCATCCCCGTACACGTCGGCTACCTTCGCCTGAATCTTGCTCAATGCACTCACGTCAAACTCCTCTCCTGAATGATAGCGCATTCCTGCGCTCCCTGCCGCCCGCCACAATGTGGTGGACGCTAGGGGGAGCAGGATACTCCCAACTGAATGTCTCTCATGTATAGAACGAATGAGACCCCCGATTTGTGCAACGAAAAGGGGCCTACATCACGATCTCGATGATCCGCCCCCCGCCGACGACGATCTTCGCGATAATTCTGCGCAGGCATGCTTTGAGCGCCGCACGATCCTCTATAGCCGGGATCCCGCCCTGAATCACGTTCACGATCTCATCCCGGCGGCGCTCGTAGGATTGGGACTGGGATAGTCTTCGCTCGACGACCTCCAGGCGGTCCACGATTCCCGCCCGTTCCTGCTCCAGGCCGGCCAGGCGGTTGCCGTAATCCGCCAGGCCGATCACATCCGCCTCGTAGGCATCGTCCCAGCGTGTGCGCCGGGCCTCCAGGCCCTCCAGCGTCTGCGCCAACCCGTCCCGCTCCTGGTGCAAATCCTCCAGGTCGGATGTGGCCCGCTCCCGCAGGTATGCGTCTATCGCCCCCGGCGTGCGGGCGATCTCCTGCAGGACGGCCAGCACCCGCTCGAGCAATCTGTCCTCGCGGACCCACAGCTTGTTCCCACACGCGCCGCCCTCCTTGCGCGCCCGGCACGTGTAGTAGATCGTCGCGCGCGTCTTCCAGGACTGCGCCAGCAGCATCGAGCCACAATCCGCACAGTACAGCAGGCCGCTGAACAAGGGCGCGCGCCCCGCTGTAGCCGCGGCCCTCCCGCCCATCGCGAAACGCCGCTCCAGCTCAGCGTAGAGCGCGCGCTGGGTATCCTCGGACCTGGTCGGCTCATGCAAACCCCGCACGACCGAGATGTCGTGTGCGGGAAGTTCGCCGGCCCGCTCCAGGAGGTCGAATACGTTCGCCGGTCGGCCCAGGCGCTCCGCGAGGTCCACGACGAACTTGACCGGCGCGGTGCGCGAGACGAAACGGCCCGTCTCCCGGTCCAGTACCGTCGCCCGGCGCATTGTCCCCCACACGATCCATCCGCAGTAGAACGGGCTATGGAGGATACGCAAGATGGCGCCCCCGCGCCACTGCTTACCGGTTGGAGACGGTACCCGCTCCAGGTTCAACTGCCGGGCGATAGCGTTACTGCCCAGCCCTCCCGCCAGGTACAGTCGCTCGATGCGCGCCACTACGGCCGCTTCCTCCGGCACGATGCGGGGCACATCGGTGTAGACCGGCTGCTCTGGGGTGGCATGTTCGGCCAGGCGCGTGTAGCCGTAGATCACCGTCGGGTGCTTCCAGCGGCCGCTCCGCCGGTTGGCGGTTCGCCCGGCCCCGGACGACGAAAAACGGGAGCCTGTAGAGGCTCCCGTCGTACTGGAGTTGTCAGTCAGACTACCGGTGCCGGTCCTGGCCTAGTAGTCTAGTGCGAAATCCAATCCCATGCGGTTGGATTCTGTCCTCTGGCCGGGATGGGCCTGGCACCAGGCCCGTACCTCGGTCTCGACCCGCTCGCGCAAGCGCTTGATCTGGGAGCGCGTCCTGATGGGCCACGGCCGCTCGGCCTTCCAGACCCGCGCCCCGCCCGGCCACCGGCGCACGACGTAGCCGTGGGCCTCGCACCAGGTCAGTGCTTTCTCCGTATCGAAGCCGACTGGTTTTTCGTCGCTGCTCAGCAGGTCGTCGTGGCCGACCTCGGCGATGTGATCGTACTTGCGGACGATCACCATGCCCGTGCTAAGGATGGAGAAGTCGACGCGATCTGGCCTTTTAACCCCGGCCACGGCGCCCCCCTGCCCGTAAGATACGTACACCGCGCGGAATGCTTACCCCGTGTCTCTTGCGAGCACTCACGATCTCGTAGCCCATCCACATGCGCCCGCACTTTCTGCAACGATACACACCCCTGGCGATCTTCTGGAGTTCTCCGCAGCATTTCATCTTCATTGCTGGACCTCCTTCTCCATGATCTACCTATAGAACGAACGAGGGGCCGGATTTGTGCAACCCGGCCCCTACGGGTTTATGCTCATAATACTATGTGGATTATTGCCCGTGGTACCCCAGATAAACGAAGTCCAGGTCGAAAAGCCCCGTCCCCTCGACCGGATGCTGCCTGATGAACTTCCAGCCACCGCGTTGCCACTTGGCGGTGTAGGCTCCCACGTCCCCGGCCTGGATGCGGGGAATCGTGATGACGTCCCCGATGTTCCAATGAACTTCGGTAGGCTGCGGTCTCCGCGCCGTTTCTCGTTGCTGCTGGCCCTGATAGACTTTCCAAAGCGCGAAGAGTGCCACGGCCAGGGCTAGGAAGGTCGTGCCGAGGCATCCCCCCAGCAGCATCGAAACGAGGTCATTGAACGTTAGCTCCATCTCAGCCTATGCTCTTTTCACCCGATCCGTCTTGACTATGGCTCCCAGCACGACCAGGGCCAGGCCGATCCAGGCCACCCACTGTGCATCAGATGGGGAATCCAGAATCATATCTAGAATCGCGACCAGAGCGCAAAAAATGGCAGCAGTGTCGAGCAGACTCGCCAGTGTCACGGCTTGCCTCCTCTATCGCGCCACTGCCCCAGGGACGACGAAACGGCGACGATCTCGATCCCGGCGGCCTGCACGGCCTGCGTTATCCGCACGATCTCGCGCAGTCTGGCGGCCTGGGCCATCACCTGTTGGATGTACATCCGATACGGTGCAGTGATCTGGAGTGTCTCTCGTGCATCCAGGGCCACGACCTGGGCATGCATATCCCCACAGCAACCATCACAGAAGTCAGTCGCCATCCCCTTGCTCCTTCTCCTGTGCCCACTGCCGATAGATTCTGCGGGCCAGCCTACGAGAGCCTGGAATGACCCCGCCTTCCCCCGTCGTCCACTCGAACTTCATCCCCCTCCGGACGACGGCCACGTTGACCCGTGGCGGTTTCTCATCGCACGCTACGAGCGTGATCTGCGTCACGTCGCTGGCGAAGTGGGCCAGCCAGGAATTGACGGCGAAGAAACGGCCGATCAATTCACAGGCCAGGGCATCCTCCTCATCCATAGCGTCGAGAGGAGTATCGGCACTCAGGTGGACCAGGCGCTGGAACTCGACCTGGTCCAATGTTACAGATGTTGATTCTGGCATTGTCATTCCTCCTCGACAATAGTAATGCTCCCCGCCCTCAGCATCGGCGAGAATCCCATTGGCGGCAATGCTCCCACCAACCCCTCGATCCCCAACTCCGCGGCAGTTATCGGGAGGCTGCCACCGTGTGTTCCGGCCCCCGGCAATTCGACGAAACCGAACAACGCATCCGGGTTGGTCTCTGCTGCGGTCAGGATCGCTTTCACGAAGTAAACCGCAATGCGACCCATCTGATAGTACGCTTGCTCGGAGTGCGGACGACGCTTGCCACCGAACGAAACCTCCTTGAGCGGGTCACGGCACTCGAGAGGGACGAACACAAACCGATAGACTACGCCTCTCCACTCGAAGCGCACCATCCAGGCTCGCTTCCCCTGTGCCTGGCCCTGGCTGATGATCATGTTGAAGGTCCCGAAATCCTCCAGAAGTTCCATGATCTCGGCCTGGCTCTTGGCCGGATGCACTGTCGTCTGCCAATAATTGCCATCTTCCGCGAACCTGTTTTGGTTCATCTGTCCTCCTCGCTTTAGGTGGACTCCCGGCTGCCAGATCGCCGGGAACCCCGTACCACCTCCTGCCAGCCATCAGCGCCGTTCCTCTGCTGTCGTACTGCTGGCAGTGGGCCGCTTTCTCGCCGGTTCGTTCGCCTTTCCGCTGGCTCGGCTTGGGCTAGGCCAGTCCCCGGTACACCCAGACCCGGCATACCCTCTCCTGTTACTCGCGGCCCGTCTCGTTATTGGGATGGTGCGCGGGGCAGGAGTCGAACCTGCTGGGCCAGGACTAAGAAGTGGGGCACTTTGACCTTGCTCACACCCAAACAAGCAGTTCTCGCTACCTTCTGCTTGCGGTATCATCGGTTTTATCTCCCGAAGCCTCAGTGCCACTAGCCTGTCAATTCAGGCCACATCCTGCTGAGTTGCGTTTTATTTTGGGGTCTAACGTTCCCCACATTTGCCCAGGCATCAGCTTCTTTTATAGCCTGCGTGTCATCCGCCACGCCGCCCGCACATGTTCACTTGTTAAGCCGTCTCTCCGGCTGTCACGCTATTGTCGGTTACGTCATCCGGTCGGTTTCGGATCTGGCTTCCAATATTGCTGGCTTCCGCTTACTGTCCGATATTAACCACGGCTTGCCAAGCCTCGGACTTTCCCGACTGCCGGAAGGTGCACGGGGTAGGAATCGAACCTACTTTGCCGGCATTGTCAGACAACTTGTTCCCCCTAGCCACTTCGGGTCGGGCCTGTCCAGGAGGCCCAGGGCCGCTACTTAGCGGTGGCTTCTCGCCGTGTGCGGTTTCCCAAGTGTGCTATCCGGCTTGAGATTCTAATCAGCGTGTTCGCCGTCACGCCGCCCGTGCATGTTCACTTGTTAAGCCGTCTCTCCGCGCTGTCACGCTAGGCGCGGCTCTCCGCATTATCGCACCACTTCGTGCCGTAGCACGGGCAGGGTATCGCCCTTGATGCTCAGATGATCGCATCAATGCCAGGATAGTTCTGGCGGTTCCGCTGGCCATTACCTTTGTTCTGGCAAGAGCACATAGTGCGGTATGCCTTGCCATTACGATAGATCACCGTGATGCGTTCACCACAGGTGATGCATTTCCCCTCACGGACTTGCTCCTTGCTCTGTTTCTGCTTGGTCATAGTTCTCCTTTTCCTTGCTGAATGTTACCCGCCCCAGGCTGCCACGCCTCGGACTTTCCCGACTGCCGAAAGTGGAGGCGGCGGGTAACGATCCCGCGTTTCTGCGCTGGCCCCTGGCCCTCGCGCAGGCTTCACCTTTTCGCCCCCAAGCGGTCCTCAGTCGCCGCCCACCGGCCTGGTACCAGGTTCGATCCTGGCCTCTCGCGGGTTCTCAGGCCCGCTATGCCCTAGCAGTCCAGGCGGGTGGGCGAAGGCCGAAGCCCTCGATACTCTCATTCAGTTGTCAATCTGCTACTCATAGAACGAACGAGCCGCCCATCCTGTGCAATTAGGTTCATAAGTCTATAGGGGCTGGCCGGTCCTCCCGTGGCCGTTGCTCTATCATCCCCTCTTGCCCTATCTCCTTCAATACTTCCTCTACGTCCTGAGCATCCACGTCCTTGTTCTGCATGACCCTGAACTTAAACCACAGCCCGAACGCCGTGGCCGGGCCTTCTCTCAACTCGTCCAGAATCAATCCCCGCAGTAATTGCTTATCCATCTGAAAACCTCCACTCCCACATGTTCATAAGTCCATAGATGGCGGCTCTATGATGTTCGTGTGCCCCATCACCGCCTGGACGTAGGGCTCGGTTACGGGCAATCCCTCCGATTGCCGCCACACCACCCACAGGTGTTGCAGAAAGACCTTGGCGACTTTACGCCGTGCGCGGTTGTCAATATGCCCATCGTTGAATTGCCACTTGCCGTTGTCGCCCTTGGCCTTCTCAGGGTGCAAGCGACGCTGGCGCTCCTTCTCCTCATAGTACAGGCCGGCATAGGTAGGCGTCTGCTGGCGGACGAATTGGTCCGCGATCAGCCAACAGATGGACTTGAGGCGGCGATTGTAGTGGCTCTTTTCCCCCTTCTGGTTGCGCTCGACCCTGCCGTCTAGGACTGCCCACCCTGCGAAGCGCCAGAGTTTGCTCACCGTCGCAAAATTCCCGATGTCATCTATCTGCGCCAGGAGTTGCGCGGCCAGCGATCCTTCACCCAGGCCCTTAATGCTGGTAAGCCAATCCCACACGGGGCCGACTGCCTCCCCGCAATTCACCATAGCTTTCTTGATGTTATGGACCTGTGCATCGAGAGCAAGTTCACCCATCATGTCGCGCTCGTACTGCGCATCGAGGTTGGACTTGCCGGCCTCCACGCTGCTAATACGCAACGTGTGGCGCTTGCGCATCTCCACCAGTTCATCCCACCACAGATAGCACTGCCACAACTGGGCATGCTTGCGGGGCTTAGGGTCTGGTCTCCGGTCCTGCTTCTTAGTCATGGTTCTCCTTTTCTTGTCGCACATGGTTGATGGTTTTCACTCTCTGCCTGGCTCGCACTTCGCTCTTGGTTTTCACCCACAAAATGGCTCGCACCTTGCCCTTGGGTTTCACGCGGTCGATGGCTCTGTCAACTCTCCCACCATCTCATCAATCTGGTCGTGCAATATCTTGGCGATTGGCCCCAGGTCCACCCTGTGCTTCGCCAGGATCGTCAGGTGATTCCAGATATGCCTACGTATCATCGTCTCCAGGTAGCGGTAGGCGAGATCGGACGCTCTCTCATCTTCGATATCGTGATAGGTATAGTCATTCTTTGGTTCTTCTGTACCTACGCCTACCGCCTCCACTGACGCCTCGAAGCCGATGCCGGCGGACGGCTCTGCGCCTGGAGGACCGCCCACGTACCCTGAGACCAGTTCGCGGACCTGGTAGGTTTTTCCGCTCGGTGCCACTACCTCGATCTTGCGCGATCTGAGGATACGTGCGACCTGTACTGCGCCACCGGTATTGAGCAAGGTCTTGGGTGGCGATATGATGCCTTCGATGTCACCCCGTTCCTGGGCCACGATCAGCATGCGGGCCAGTTGCCGGACGTGACGCTTACCCCTCACGGCTTCTTGTGCCAGCGCATCTTCGGTAGAGAGGTCGGGTTCCTCTCTCAGGTATTCTTCCAGCCAATCGCCTGCTGGTATGCGGATGTCCATCTTCATGCCTGTCTTTTTCTTCACGCTTATCTCCTTTTCCTATGCGATTATGTTCCTAAACCCATAGCCTACAGGTTGCGTATATTACTCTTTATGACACCTGTACACCCTTCGCCTTTGGCGGTCGAGAAAAATGCTCGATGGGGGCAGTTATTGTCTTGCCACTTTGCAGTACCACCATAGCGCGCTGCTTTCCCATGTTTACTGCCACTACGGTCACGCGTTGAGCGTAACGTTTCTTTGGCGGTTTGTACAGGAGGATGTCGCCTGTCATGATCTTGCCGATGTCCATTGATTCTTCCTCACATCTTGCGTTGTATTAGCACAACCTCATAATCTATCTGCGTATCCGTCTCGATGTCGGGTTCGCCCGCGTCTCGGTACGCGCTGGCCTGCGCCGCCGCCACGATCCTGGCATGTGTGGGGCGGGGAGGCTCACCGTCGGCGGTGTCCTCCAGTATTCGCGCCTCGTAGTGCGCCCAAAGTTCACGGTGGGCTTGCCGCAGGTAGCGGGCCTTATCGTCACGACTCAGGGGCTTCCAAGACTCGGCAGCCCGCGCCTTGAACTCCTGGAGTGCGCGAAAGAAGGATTTGCGCTCGATCTTGCGCACGTCCAGGCCGCCGTCCAGGGTATGCTGCGCGCCCTGATCTTCCACCACCCACGCGCGGATGATCTGCGCCGTCTCGAACCCGCAGGACTCACCGAGCGCCTGCCACTGGCCGGGGAAGTCCACCAGCGCACCCTTCCGCACGAACGCTTTGCACACCCAAACTGCCACCGCGCCAGGCGCAAGGACCTGGTACACCTGGCGCATGATCTCGGCAGATGCGGACCAGAAGGTGGTGCCCTGAGAGTTGCCCAGGTTGTCTTCACTATGTGAGTAACCTTCCCCATATCCCATTTGATCAAGTAAACTTCCATGCTCATGATGATTTCCAAATTTCCCATGACTCCCTGCAGCAATACTCTGATCAGCATATGGCGGGCTACTCACGCTCCCCTGTACCTGTACCGGCTGCCCTTCCGCCATTGCGCCAAGTTGGCCTTTTGTTGCGCCATACTCGCCCGTCATGTTCCTGTCCCCGCGCCGCTTCGGGTCACGGAACAGGCCGCCTCTTTTGTCGGGATCGTCTGAGGCGAGAGAGTTTGTGAATGGCATTGAGGATACCACGGCGCTCGGCGGCTCGCCAGCGGTGTGTTGGTCGGCTCCTCCAAACGGCATACTCGATACCACCGCGCTGGGCACCTGCGGCGCGTCGCCTGCAGGCATAGAGCCAAGTTGTCCAGGGGTATCACCATAGTCGTCACAGGTGAAGATTTGCCCGTTAGGGCCAGGCTTCCTCACGAACAAGCGCACGTCCAGCGGACCAGAACGGCCGTGTACGGTATTGCTGCTGTAGGGTGGACTGGACAATGCCGCACCGAACCCCGCCCCCGCCAGCACCTCGCACAGGTGGCGGGAGTCGCCTTGGAAGATAGCAGCCTGGCCCCATCCTGGCATGGTACTGTAGCGGGCATTCCACAGGTCAATGTTCTGTTGGCCCAGGTCAACGAAACGCTCCTCCAATTCTACGCCAACCCAAGTCAACCCATTCTTCATGGCGTGTAAAGCGCCCAGGGCTACGCCGCCGAAGGGGTCCAATACCGTCTGCCCCGCCTGGAGGTAGCCTTGTTCTAGCAGGTGGGCGTAGATGCGCCGAATGAGGGCGGGACGAAACTTTGCCGGATGAGCAAATGCCCCCGGCACGATGCTCGTGCCCCAGCCTTCTTTGTACAGTCCATGCCAATCACGCTCAATCACTGGTTGCCTCTCCTCTATGAGATTACGATACTAACGCCATAGCCCTAGAACGGCACGAAGTCACCGGCCACTGTGCAACTGCGGCATATTGTAGACTCGCCCATCATATTGCAACGCTTTGAGCGGTTCATTCTGCTCGCGGGGTAGGGACTTGGCGCACCTCTCGCATTCTCTCACACACCACTTGTTGGGGAATTCGTAAGGCGATAATGGCTTGGCTTCCCCGCCCTCATAGGTGCCCGGATCAATCGGTGCCTCACCCAACTCTCCATCGGCCAGGAAAGCATAGTCATCAGGATCATCGGACAACTGCACTTCGGGGCGGCATTGGATCCCCCACGCCTTGGCGCAGTTCCTATCACAAACGACCTTCATTGGCTGACCGGCGTAGATTATGATGGCACTGTTCTCCATTTCTTTTTCTCCCTTTCCTCAAAACGGCACGAAGTCGCTCGCCGTCATCTTCAAGTCCAAGTCCAGGTTGAGGTACCGCTGCGTCGTCGTGACACTAGAGTGCCCCAACAGCCTGGAAATCTGCACCAGCGGGATGCCCGCCTCGTACCCGAGCTGGGCGAACGTCCGCCGCAGGTCGTGGGGAGCCAGGTCCGGCTTGCCGATCAGCGCGCCCCGCGCCCGCACGACGTCGAAGATCGCGGCCTGGGACATGCTGGCGGCCAAACGCCCGCCCTGATCCACGCTCCTGAGCACCCGCCCGGCGCCGGCCTCGGCCGCCCAATCGTCCAACCCGTTCGCCAACGCATCGGAGATAGGCACGGCCCGCAACTTGTCCCCCTTGCCCCGCACCTGGAGGACGGTGCGCATCCGCCCCTTGACCGGCAGGAGCGCGACATCCGTGAATCGCAACGCCGCCGCTTCCGCCCGCCGCAAGCCGGCCCCGGCCAGCAGGCCCAGGAGGACCCGGTCGCGCCGGCCCAGGAGCGTCGAGGTGTCACAGGTCGCCAGCAGCCGCTCGACTTCCGCCGCCGTCAGCCAGGTGTGCAGTTTTCGGCCCCTCTGCGCATGCGTCTCGATGGCTCCCTGCAGGGCCTCCAGGCGGTAGAGTGCGGCCTGGACTCCATTCACGTTGTCCGGCGTAGCCTGGCCCTTCAGACCGTTTGCCAGCCCCGCCGTCACCAATCGCACGGCAGCCTTGAGGAAGGACCTGCTCGATGCCGGGAGCGTCCGGGCATAGGCGGCCAGCGCCACAGCGTCCTTCAACTCTGCCCCGGTCCCCAGATAGCCGACCAGGGCGTTGTGGTACTGACGGCGCGTACTGTCGGCCAGACGCCGGCAGTTGTCTATCGCTGCCAGGATGGGCCAATCCTGGACCTTGACCGGAACGAGGTCACTCATCGCCGGCGCTCCCGATGTGCTCACTCAGAATCCTCCATGCTGTTGCGACCACGAGAGGAACTTGTCCCTCTCCAATGGCTGCAATTCGGTCCACCCGATGGGCCACCCCATCAGCCACTCGATCCAATCGGGGTTCAACTTCCCACCAGGACGATCCCCCCAGATCGCTTCCAATAGGGTAGGACCTGCCGAATACAACGCCTTGGCCTTGCGGCTGGTCCTTCGCCCCCGCGAATCCCCCTCCGTCGGCGTAGGCCATCTTTCCCGTACTGCATTGGGCAGGCAAGACTTCTGGTTGCACGGACCCTTCCAATCCCGACTCTGTGGTGTAGGCCAGAACCTCCGCCAGTCTCCCGTCTCCGCCATCTCCTGGAGTGATGGCCGGTACCGACTGCCCGAACTCGCTGATCGGTTTCCCCGATTGTAACCTACCGGTGTAGGCCACGATGAAGAGCCGATCACGGATGTGAGGGGCGCCGACGGCGGCAGCCGGTAGGCAATCCCACCGACAATCGTACCCGCTCTCGGCCAGGTCTGCGAATATTCGGCGAGCGTATGGGTAAACAAGCAGCCTTGAGACGTTCTCCAGCAGGACGTATCGGGGCCGGACTTCTCTAACGACGCGAATGGTATCCGGCCACAGGTTACGCTCATCGGCGTCCGCGCGTTGCTTGCCTGCGCTACTGTACGGCTGGCACGGGAATCCCGCAGAGATGAGATCCACGACTCCACGCCAGGGCTTGCCATCGAAGGTTCGGACGTCGTCCCAGATGGGGGCGTCGTCGAGCAATCCGTCTCGGATGCGGGCCTCGAGGACCGCGACCGGGTAGGGTGCGATTTCGACGTAACAGACGGTCCTGAATCCGAGTAAGTGTTGAGTGGCGAGCAGTCCCCCGCCCGCCCCGGCAAATAGAGCCAACTCATTCATCACCACCGTGCTCCACGTGAAGGTGCGCGTCCACCCCACTGCCAACGATGCACGCTACAACGATGGCAATTGTGGCAATGATGATCAGGATGACCAGGCCGGCGCAGATGTATCCCATCACGCCACTAACTCCGGCATGCGTAACTGCATCACCGCCACGCTCTCCCCATCCCCCAGGTCGAGCACACCGCCCCACCTGCTGGCCGCCGCTTGGCCCATCGCCTTCGCCGTCTCCAGGATGTCCAGTGCTCGCGGCCTGAGATTCCCGTCCCGGAACTCCTCCCATTCCTGCCGAGAGGCGGCCAGGAAGTAACCCGGCTCACGCCCGACGCTGGAGAGGATCAGGTGCCCCTCCTGCCTGAGTTGACGAATCGCCTCCCTCACGGGCCGGTCGGCATACTTGCCTCGCAAGCCACAGGCTCCGGCAATGTCGCGCGCCTGGATCGCCGTCCCTGCTCCAACGTGGCGGGACAGGATTTCCAGCACGGCCGCTTTCAGATCCCCGGCCTGGTTGCGTGTGGAGTTATGATCGTAAACCATAGGCTACCCCTGTGATCTTCCGGCCTGCGGCATGATGACGTGGACGAACCCGTCATCCTCGGCAGATCGAAACGTGAATGGATGCGAGGCACTGGTGCCAGTGATGCAAACGTCATCGGTGCCGATCACGTCCAGCAGGTCGCGCAGATACCGTCCGTCCAGCCAGAACTCCCCCGGCGGTAGCGTGCTCTCCTCCAGTTTCCCCGTCACGCAGGCTTGCACTGCGGTCACCTGGTCTCCGTCTACAGCATTCTCCGCCAATAGAGTCATCTTGTTTTCCCCGATGGCGAGGCGGATCGTGTGGCCCTGCTCCTCGCGGGCGAACACCATCGCCGTCTTGACGGCCCGTTTCAGTTCCGCCGCTGACGCAATGACCAAGACGGCATGCTCTTTCGGGATGACGTCCGAGATGTCCGGGAACTTTCCTTCCATCAACGTCGCTGTCAACTGCACCGTGCCGGCCAGGAACGTCACGTGAGGGTCGCCCGGCTTGAATGCGATGCGGGTCGTGTCGGCCTGTCCGGCGATGGCGCGCCCGGCCTCTGTCAATGCAGCAGCAGGGATCAGCAGGCCGGTAAATCTCTCCCCGACCTCAACGCCAATCTTGCATCGGCTCATGCGGAATCCGTCCGCCGCGGCCAGGGCCAACACGCCGTCCAGCCGGTGGAGGTACACCGACGTGAGCGTGGGCCTGTTCGCATCCTCTTTGCTCGCGCTGATCGCCGTCCGGGCGACGGCCTTGCACAGGGCCGCCGTCGGGATCTCCAGCGAGACGAACCCGGGATCGGTGATGGAGGCGACGCTGTAGTCCGGGACGGGTGGAAACTCCTTCGCCTCGAACCCCTTGACGTTGGCATTCATCCGCCCGGCTCCGACCAGCAACGTCGCATTGCCGTTGACAGACAGGGTGACGTCCTGGCCCTCCAGCACACCGGCCAGGGGCTGGAGTGTATAGAACGGCGCCGTAATCGCCCCTGGCTCGTCCACCCTGGCGTAGATGCCGACCCGGATGGACGTCCCCAGATCGGTCCCTGCTACGATCAGGCCATTGCCGTCCGTCTGGAGCAGCACGTGGCTCAGGACCGGCAGGACCGCCCGTTTCGAGATGGCCCGGCCCGCCAGGGACAGGGCTGCTTGGAACTCGGAAAGGTTACATACCGCTCTCATTGCACTTCCTCCTGTGAAGTTTTGTTCGTAAGTCTATAGCCCTGGAATATCCCCAGGGCTGCTTGCCACACTCCGATGGCGTCTGCCTCGTCCGGCCCGACGATGGGCTTTCCGACGAAGCGCGCCGTCATGAGCGTCGTATGCTTGTTGAATGAGGTCGCCTTGACTTTCATCGCGTGGACGTAGGTCACGGGTACCTCTGAGAGGATGCACAGGCCCTCGATTGCGCCGGCTACACGGGCCAGCAGCCGGTCGGTCTGGAGGTTCTGGTGGGAGCCGGTCGGCTCCTCGATTGCCACCAGGTCGGGATCGTAGTTCAGGAGCATTCCACGTACCCAGAACACGATCTCACGGATGCGCACATCCCGCTCGCCGGTGAAGTCCTGCACGCCGCTGTTCAGGTAACGCTCACCCTGAGCGGCGCACCAGCCGATAGCGGTACTGGAGGCATCGAGGGAGAGGATAATCTCATCCATTGTCACGCGCCTCCAGTTCCTCTATCGCCTTGCACAATCGGCGCGAAAGCCGTTCTATGCGACGCTCAAGGCGTTGAATCTTGGGTAAAAGATATTCGCACGCCTCTGCGAGCAGTGGCAGTTTCCGCTCAAAGTTCCACAGTGTCAGCGGCATGGCCCATATCTCTCTATCGGTCAACTCATCCAGGTCACTCACTGTTCATTCCCCCGGCGCAGTTCACGCGCCCGCTCCTGGCGTTCGAGCGTGGCACGGGTTGCCCCTGCGAATACCTGCCGCAGCAGGGACCAGAATCCTTGCCTGGCGGCTTCCTCGCGTTGCCGTCGTTCCAACTCCACGGATTGCCGGCGCTCCAGTTCCTCGTAGTTAACCCGCACCCGACTCCGTGTAGGTTTACCTTGATCGTCCATTCCCGTGGCCCTGACAGGTCCAATCTTCCCGGCCCCCGAGTACCGGTGCCCCCGTCAGAGCCACGGCAAGGGACGATCTTCTGTCCCTGCCTTCTCTCAGCGCCCCGCCCGTACCTGGGGCGCGACCTGTTGCCGCCGATAATACTCTGGCGTGTGGCGGTGCTCTGTCACCGTCCCCAGTTCCTCGATCCAATCCGCCAGCCCTTCGCAGTCCGGGCCGAGAACACCCTTGACCTCGGACTCGATCTCCCCATCAGCGTTGATCACGATCTCGATGTACTTCTGCTCGGCCATCGCCTCATCTCCTCACCGTATACGCCTGGCGCACCGGCTGCCGGGTGGCCGCCGTCGGGTAGAGCCGCAGGCGGATCGTGCCACCCGCCTCTTTCACTTCCTCGACCCGGAACCCGCGCGCCTGCGCTTTCTTTTCGACCTGGAGCCGCGCGTACCGCTGCTTGACCTGGGCCACGATCTCGGCCCCTGTTCCCCGGCTGTCGAACTCGCTGATGACCACTCCCAGGCTGCCGTCGGCCTGCCGGGCGAACCCCAGATCGTTAGCGGATGTTCCAACGTACCGGCGCAGGATCACGTACTCCGCCGTCTCAGGGCGCAGGTCATTCAGGTAGCCGACCAGGGTAAGGTTCTGCCCCTGCTCGAACTGAATCCCGCGCGCCTTACACACGTCCCGCAATGCCTCACGGAACGTCGTCTCGTCTTTGAATTGAATCGCTACCTTGAGATACTTGCTCATCGCATCCTCCTACCCATAGAACGAATGAGTAACCCGTTTTGTGCAATTGCGTTCGTAAACTCATAGCCGCCTCCCTGTCAGAGAGGCGGCTCACTCTCAGACCTCCAGCGCCCGGCCCGTGGCCTGGACCTTGCGCCCGGTTTCCTGGCGGCTCGACGCCGGCCGCGCTCTGGTCGCCCACTGGCGCATCGCCTGGATCTGCTCCTGCATCGTCGTGACCAGGGGTACCGTCTCCCCGGTCACTGTCAGCAGGTCCGCCGTCTCGACCTCGCGCCCCTGGGCGAATGCCCGCCGCAGGGCCATCTGGACGACCTTCTCTAACTCAGAGCCGGTAAAATTCTCAGTTGCTTCGGCCACGGCCTGAAGATCAAACTTCCCAGAATCCCGCTTGCGCTGCAGGTGAATCGCCAGAATGTCGGCCCGCTCGCCGACCTGGGGTAGGTCTACGAAAAAGACCTCCCCAAACCGCCGGATCAACTCAGGCCGCAGGCTGCCGATGTCGTTGGCCGTTGCCACTACGAACACCGGCGCGTCCGCTTCCTCCATCCAGGTGAGGATGGTCCCCAGGACCCGCAGGCTCGTCCCGCCGTCCAATTCCCCTCCGCCGCTTCCAAGTGCCTTCTCGATCTCGTCGATCCACAGGACACAAGGGGCAACGGCCTCGGCAACCTTGAGCGCGTTGCGCGTCTGCGCCTCGCTCTGGCCGACCAGCGACCCGAACAGCGCCCCCACGTCGAGCCGCAACAAGGGGCGGTTGCCCCCTGCGATAGCCTTGGCGGTGAGCGACTTTCCACAACCCGGTACGCCTACGATCAAGACCCCCTTGTCCGGCTCGACCCCGAACGCCTGGGCCTGATCAGAAAAGGCAATCTCGCTCTCCATACACCAGGCTTTCAGTACGTCCAGCCCCCCGATTTCACTGTAACTGGCCTGCTCAGGGTAGTATTCGAGTGCCCCGGATTGCCGAATGATTTCCCGCTTGGCATCCAGGATCAGGGGAATAGCATCCGTATCCAGATGCCGCAGGCTGGCGATGGCGTAGCCCAGCACTGCATCAGCCTCGACCTGGGTCAGTCCCTGGAGCGCCCGGATGACGTCCTTGCGGTCCCCGTTCAGGTTGCAGGGGATGTGGCTGGGCAGGTTCTCGATTGCTCCCTCCAGGACCTCGGCCAACTCACCGAACGTCGGCAGGGGAAAGTCCACCGTCACCACGTCCTTCTGTAAGTCGGTTGGGACGGCGATCTGTGGGCTTACGAGGATAATCGTTTGGAACCGGCTGGTCAGGGCGTCCGCGCAATCCCGCAGGCTGCGCACTGCCACGGGGTCGGCCCGCTCACCGCCGATGAAGGGGTGCAGGTCCTTGAACACGAACAACGCCTTGCTACCGGCCTCCTGCTCCCGCACCCACTGGAGGGCGCTGACGGGGTCGGCCAGGGCCTGGTTCGCCGGCTGGTCGGTCTCTGGGAGGACCTGCTCCATCCCCCGGCTGATCGTCCAGACGTGCAACTGCTTGCCCTGGGCCTTGGCGATTCCCGTCAGGGCATCCATCACCCGGCCCTCCTCATGCGACTGAACCGCGATGATCGGGTAACGTCCCCGAATCATCCGGTCGATCTGCGTCACGGTCTTGTTGTCCATCGTTTCCTCCCCATTTCTGTGCTCTACCTATAGAACGAACGAGGAGCCGGATTTGTGCAACGCGCTGCTGCCAATCCGGCCCCTCGATCTATTAGACTTCGATCATCCCGGCCCGGGTCCGCGCCCCGGAGCGGGCCTTGACGATTTCGGCCTGCTCGTGGCACATTCCCTCGATCCCCTCCAGCGTAGCCTCCACGGCTGCCACACTGTAGTGGACCCCCTCGGCAGCCGGCGCCTGCAGGAGTTGATCACGCAGTCCCTGGAGTGCCTGCTCCAGTTCGACGTCTCCTGTCACCGAGTTCAGGAGCCGGTACGATTCTACCAACCCCCTGGCCCTCTCGGCTACCTTGCCCCTCACGTGGCCGTTCTTGCGGATCGAGGCGGCGATCTCGGTCACGTCCTGAAAGATGCGAGCGCGGAACTGCTCGGCCATCTCCTGGAACGGGGAGACGGCGTGCGCCAGTTGCTCGCGGGCGTGCTCGAGCTCGGCCTGGTGCATCGCCTGTAGTTTTGCTTGCTCCAGGCTGAGCCGCATGTCGGACATTTTCTGTGCCTCAAATAGCTCCACCTGGAGCTTCTGGCGCTTCGTGTATTCCTCGACCTCGCCGGTGCGGGCCTCGCTCCGGGCCTGCTCTTCACGGGCTTGCTCTATCGCCAGGTCCGCCCCGGTGGATACCATCGCATTCTTGTAATCCACATACAGCCCGGCCTCGATCTGCTCCGCGGTCGGGAGCAGGGCGACGGCCTGGCTCACCACGTAGTCCACGAACTGGTTCGCGGTCTCGAACGTGCCGTAGTCCGTAACCAGGACGAACTCGCCAGCGTCGTCCGGCCGGCGGGACTTGATCGCCTGCCAGGCCTCGCGCGCCACCTGTGCGAAGTCGGCCGCCAGTTGGTCCGCGAATCCATCCCGGCGCTCGATCAGGTCCGCCTTGAGGATGGCCAACTCGGCCTGCAGGGTTTCCCACTCCGCTTTCCAGGCGGCATAGGCAGTGAAGGGGATAAAACGCCATGGGCGAAAACCTTGTAAGTCCCAAGAGTATCTATCGAGTGACTGCCTAAAACGGGTTTGCAGACTATTCCAGCGCCCGATGTAGAGCGTCGGAATTAGGTCTTTCGATCCCTGATGCAGCCGCCTCTGGCGCATATCCTCATCCGGTATTCCCAACTCCGCCCACGTCGCGCGGACAACGAAAAGATTGGATCCGTGGATATCTATATCCACTAGGGCACCCAGTTCTCTCATCCTCTGAATGTCCAAACTAACGGTCTGAAGTCTAGCCGCATCGTCCTCGCCGACTATGCCAGCGAAGATGGTGCGGCGTTCGTCTAGCGCCGTGTCAGTAGTGATGTTCAAGGTAGTCTCCATCTCAACCTCCATTTCCCTCTCTGTAGTCTTAGGATCATAAGGTCATACACTCATCTATAGAACGAATGAGGGGCCTGGTTTGTGCAACCGAATCTCAAATATGACGCCACGTTCTGCGACTAACAACCGAACGGATATTCTGTTTGGTAACACCGAAGAGCTTGCCTAACTCAGTCAATGTATACTGTCCCGTAATTTGTAATTCACGAATCAATAAGACATCTTCTGCAGTAAGCTTAGCATTAGCATGCTCCTCACCTCTATAGTGGGGGACATTAAATTGATGATTTTGCCCTAATACATAGCAAGCATGTATTTGCTGTTCTGATGGAGTTACCCATTCCAGGTTTGATACTCGGTTGTCATTCTTTACCCCGTTCTTATGATTGACTTGGTGTTCTGTGGTCGGGGGAGGTCCATTAAATGCCCAACATACTAGGCGATGGATTTTGAGTAACTTTCCTTGGCCGTTGCGATAAAGGCGAACAAGCCGATAGCCATCTTTGTCCTGTTCACCACGCAAGATGCGCCCCGGCCAGGTGTTATTCTGCTTGGCAACCCGTTTAATTCTCCCTTCATTGGATACCTGATAGATTCCCTCATAACCCTCAATATCTCGCCATTCTTCTTTTTCGGGCATTAGACCCTCCTCGATTTACGATAGGGAACTCCAACATGGCGGGGGCCAATGATGGCCCCCGCCCCTCATTGTCCGGGACCGGGCGAATCGCCAGCCGGTCAAACATCGCTACGATCTCGGCTGCCTTCTCGTGCCGGTCTCCCGTGAACGTGACCAGAATGCCATTGATGATTTCTTGCGGCATTGTCCCTATCCCCCCTGGCCTGGACGGCGCGCCCCGAGGTCGGCCAACTGCCCTACCAGGCACGCCATTTCCTCAGCGACGTATTCACAGACGGCATCCCAGTTATCGGGATTGGTCTCCCGCTCGCCAGTGTGGGATTCCAGGTCACGCCCGAGACAAAAAGCCTCGCTCAAGATTTGCTCTGCGGTCATTGCTCGCTCCTTCCCTTAGAAAACAAAAAAGCCATCGTCCGTTTGCCGAACGATGGCTTTTGGGTATAATATGCACAACCCTGCTCGCCGCCCGTTCGGCTTGTGGGGCCAGGCCCTGGCGGGTGCTTCCAACACCTACCGGGGCCGTTCTCTTGTCTAGGCTTTCAAGGTCCTACCTAACTCTCAATGCTTATAATAGCACAGTTATGCTATTCTGTCAAGAGGGAAAGGGCATTTCTAGGAAAACGTACAGCAGAACTGGCCTGCATTACACTGTCACTGTAGGGGGCTTCTGTTTCCACCTCGGTCTTAGAGTCTCTTCTTTCAATGCTTGTCTCACGCCTGCCAAGGGGATAAGCCATATATTCCCCACTTTCACAGCACCAGGAATTCCCCCCCTATGACAGGCATGCGTAACAGATGTGTAGTTCCTGTATCCTAATGCCCCAGCCAATACGGGAGCCGTAGTTGGATTCGTTAGACCCTCAAGGGCCGTCTCAATTTCCTCCGGTTCCATTTGTGTACCCTCCCCGCTCTGTGATGTTAGGTTCATAATTCTATAGCAAAAGTGTATTTGTGCAATCACATTCCCAACCTGGCGAAGAAGTCCCCTTGGTCGATCTCCCCGTTTCGATACGCTTGCGTAGCCTCGACCCTCTCCGGCCTGGTCTCCAGCCGGACCCCCTGCGGCGTGTGGCCGTTCCCGCGCTGCTCGTCCAGGTTGGCAAAGGTCTCGTCCATCTCCTTCGTACTGAATACCATCCAAGGCATCCACAGCCAGCCGTTCAATTCTGCGCAGAGCACCAGGTCGTACACGATGTCTACGCCATAGAGGCGCAGGCTGTGGTTCGACGCTGGCAGGAATAGCGAACCGGTTCCACAACACGGATCGCATACGGTCTGAATTTTGACGTCCTCAGGGTCCCCGGTCGCAAGTACCATCTCGACCATCATCTTGCCGACCGATAGGGGCGTCGAAAAGAAAGCAGTGGACTTGGACCACTTGGCCGTCCCCGGCTTCATCCAATGCAGCCGACTCTCTAGCAGGCAGGCGGACCAGTCGCATGGGGAGTGGAGCAGGTAGGCGAGGTTGAACTGCGTGTACCAGAAGTTGCGAATCTCCGCCGGGATGCGCTCGACTTCCTTCTCCAGTCCTTTGCGCCCGAACCCGTGCAGGAGCCAGCGTACCATCTGGAGCCAGGCGTCGTCGTACCACGATCCATATTTCTGCACGTAGAGCCTGAGCATCTCTCGGATGTGCAGAGAATCCACTCGCTCAGGGGTCTGCTCGAATTCGATTCGGGGAATGTCGCCCTCCGGCACCTGGCCCTGGAGACAAGCGTCGAGCCAGTAGTCCCACCGGCCATGCCCGTGAAACGGCATCGGCCCCCGCAAATCCTCGTCCGGTTCGTCCACGTCGAGTGTGTCGAGCGCCAACAGGTATGGCAAGAGCCAGCCCGGTTTCTGCTTCTCTAAGTGATCTCCGATTTCCATAGCACTCCTGTAGACTTACGATCAGAACTCGATGAACGCCGTCCTGCTTTTCGACCTTGGCTCCGAGTCTTGGCTACCGTTCGTGGGGGAGGGCTGCGCCGGCCTGCTCGCCGGGCGTGGCTGCTCAGGAGCAGCAGGCGCTGCCCCCATCTCGTCCCGGACGTACTGAATATGCTTGCATGTAATTCGCTTGAACTTCCAGACCGGGCAAGAGCAAGCCCAGTTGCCCTCAGCATCTATCGCCACGACGTAAGAGGTATCCGACCTGCTGTCGCTCGGTACCTCCCACCGCTGCACCCACTTCGATTTCTTCGCCACGTTACGCCTCCACGTAAGCCGACCGGCTCGGCCCGTGTGCTACCTCGATGGCTTCTTGGAGGTACCGGCGGGCGACGGTCGCACTCAGCAGTCCCTGGTCGCGCAGGATCGGGCCGAAGATGCGCCACATCTCGTGGAACTCGCGTTCGTCCAGGCCATCACCGAAAAGGTATTTACTCTGATACTCGATCAGTGACAGGGCCTGGGCCAGCGTCCAGGACTGGCGGCGGCAATACCGACCGAACGTCTCGCTATTGCCGGTGGCGCTCAGCCAGTCCGCCAGGACCGCGTTCATCCCAGTACTGTCCCGCTCCCCCAGGCACCTGGCGACCAGGGCGTGCACGACTGCCTTTGGGGATTCATCCTCGACAGTGACGGTCACTTTTCCCACGTCTTTTCCTCCTGTGGAATGTCCCACGGCTCGACCCCTTCCGGCCAGCGATTCCAGCAAGCCCAGTCGTGGCAGTCTGTATCGCCGTATCCTTTATTCTGCCAGGCCCGATACGCATACTGGAACCGACACCAACCGTAATGCTCCCGGCGATCCTTCTCATCCCCGATGACGTCCAGCCCGGTTGCCCCGCCGATGCGGAAAATTCTCTGCGCCAGGTGAAAGCGCGCCGCCTTCTCGGCCTCCGCAGAGGTGGCGTACATCCCACCGCACAGGTGGTGCAGGGGGATGGCATCGTGCCCATCTACCTCAGAGCCGGGGGTAACGAACGTGTACCCCCACCCGCAGAGGTCGCGCCAGATCAGCACGCATTGATCGTGCGCGCTGATGACCAGGGGGTTATAGGAACCGCACAATGCCTGTTCGACCTTGGCCGTAGCATCGGCCTTGGCCTCTGCTACTGTAGAGCCATATCCAATGCGACCGTAGAGCGAGAACGACTTTTGTGGTGCATATCGTTGCTTTTTCATCTCATCCTCCCTGTTACCACGCAACCCCACCCAAAACCTCGGCCTTGAGCCTGGCCGCGTCCCGATAGAGGTAGGCATTGCAATAGGCGGCATTTCCGTGCTGCTCCCGCGCCCAGGCGGAGATGTAACCTATCCCCCCACCGGCATAGAACTGCATCCCGTTCGGCTTGGGGTATGGCGACCACATCTGAGCCACGACGTACTGCCGCAGTGTAGCGGCACGATCAGAGTTGTGCCAGTCGGCTATGGAGGCGACCTCTCCGGCCGCCTTCCACTCGGAGACGGGCTTGCCAGCGGCCTTTTCGAGCCGCTGCACGTTCAGGCTCGTCCCGCCGAACGTGACCAGGGAGCCGCCGTCCGGCTCTTGCAAGAACAACTCGTCTGTAACTGGGTGGACTACTACCTTACACATTGCCCTACCTCCATCTCCCTATGATCTACCTATAGAACGAATGAGCGAGGCAATTTGTGCAAGCATCTGTGTTAGTTCGTGAACATTTTAAGAATTGCGTAGGCATGCCACAGACTGGAATGGCAAGAGGCCCACCCTTGCGGGTGGGCCTCTTGCACGGCCAGAACACAGATACAGAGAGGTTGGGGCATGGGGTGCCCCTGGCCGGCCCCGGCTTGCTCAAGACCTTTTTTTACTTCCCGGCACTGCTTGTTTTGGCTACCCTATCAAATTATCGTCATAATCCGATAGAGCGCTGCGCAGTGGGGTCTTTCTCACGGCGAGCAGGGGCCAGGACCGGCCAGCGACACCTCATCATTACCCTATCCCATCACCTCCCCACATCGCGGCGTCTCCTGGAGCACTCCCAGGTCCGCGAACTCCCGTGCGACGTCCGCCGCTGCCAGCACGTCGCCGTCGCTGGTGACGACGATCTCCGGTGTGTCCCAGTCCAGGAGGACCGGGCCACGGCTGAGAGTGACCCGCGCCGGCTGCCGGAACGTCGCCCGCATGTCGATCACGCGCTGGTTCGAGGACCCCCGGTATTGGAGGCCGTCGTGATCAAGCGCCTCGACGTATGGCCCATCTACCAGGACGTCGATCTGTGCCAGCGCCTCCAGGACCGCGTAACGATGACTCTGTACCAACTGCTCGAAGGCATAGCCGGTATAGACCACGATGTGCCGGTTGGGGCACTGCGCCCGGACCAATGTCAGGAGGAAGACCAACGCCCCAGGCTGGTCGAACGGCTCGCCGCCGGTGATGGTGACGGGCAACCTAGCCTCCGCCAGCATGTCGGCCAGGATACCCTCATCGAACTCCATCCCGCCGTCGGCCGGCCACAGGCATTGATTCTGGCACCCAGGGCAATGGATCGAGCAGCCCTGAACCCGCACTACCGTCCGCGCTCCCGGCCCGTCCACGTATGATGGAGATGTGATCTCCGCGATCCTCATAGCACCCTCCGCAGATTCGAGATACGATCCTCCGGTACCAAGTTACTCCGGCGCAGCGGCTTGCACTGCTTGACGAACTCCGCGCCGCACCTCGCGCACACGCCGACCACGATCCTGCCGGAGGGGTGAAAGTAATACTCATACTCCCCACACAGGTTCCGACTACCATCCTGTCCGAACCAATGGTAGCGCGGAAACTGGTCCTGGCAGAAGGGGTTATCTCGAACGTCATCTGCCAGTTCGGCCGGGAAGATCATGTGGACCCGGTCCCCGTCGTGGCCGTCTACCGGCCTGGTTTGGAGTAAAATCGTGTCCATACCCATAGAACGAACGAGGGGCCGGATTTGTGCAACCCGGCCCCCTCGATTCGCTATGGCCTTCAGTTCATAAACCTATAGCTCGTCATCCTCCCCATGCAAGAGTAGGCGATTCTGCTCGAGCGCGGCTTGCTGCTCTTCTGGCGAGAGAACGCGAAACTCCTCCAGAGCATCCCTGGTTTGGGCGCTGAGTTCCGCAACCCGTTCCCGGGCCACTGTGGGCATATTCTGCTCCAGACCAGTCCAGTCATCCGGCTGAGTCTGCGTATCGGCAACCATCCACGTCTCGCGTGCAATTTCACGAGGAGATGGTGCGCCGTAGGCCAGTCGCAGGGCAGCCTTGAGCGCCCGCTTCCTGGCTGTTTGCTCCCAGGTCCAGCCGGCGGGCGGGGAGATGGCGTGCCCGTCCCGCGCAAATTTCTCCATCTTGCGCACGACCCCGTCCGCCCAGGTGGATGCCAGTTCGTAGGCCGTCTTGAAGTCGGCCCCCATCTTGACGAACTGTTGCACGGTGCTGGTCCGGTTCAACGGGAATATCCAGCACCGGAATCCGACATCTCCATCTGGCAATCCGGAAATCGGCTCGTATCGCTCCAGGTAGTCCCCCTGCCGTTTGCACCAGCGGACGAGCAATTTGTACCCCTCGACCAGGCATAGTTGCCCGCGCTTGTCTACGTAGGCATAGACCTCGCCCCGAAACGGGTTGGCGTCCATCGTCAAGGCATACTGCGCCAAGATCAATGCCTCAGCATCGCTGAGCTTGTCACCACCCGGCATGAACTTGCGGACGCGGATAGACATCTCTCGTACATCCGCCCGGTCAGCCCAGGCCATGATCCGGGGTTCCTTAGCAACCGCCAATTGCTTTTCTTCCTGTCGTTCTTCCATCGTTTCACCTCCATTCATGAAACAAATGGAGCCCGCGATTTGTGCAATCTCACCTTGAGCGGTTATGACCATAAAGCAATAGGCCCGGCACATGCCGGGCCTATTATCGCAGACTGCATCGAGGTCAGGGTATCAGTCGCTGGCCTGCTCCTTTGCCAGTGCGGCTATCGCCTCGCCCTGCTCCTGCCGCTCCTCCTCCAATTCCTGCCAGTACGCCCCCTCGGTCGGGTCCACCCGCACGAACTGGAGATAGTCCGCAGTGTCGAGATGTACCAGGCTCACCTCGTAGCCGTCCAACGCCGAATTGAGCTCATCGGCCAGGTCGCGCATCTCGTGCCCCAGGCTCGATTCCAATTCGGGGATGCCGGCCCCCAGGGCCAGCAAATCAGTCACGTCTACCAGCGTTCTTCCAGGCATTATTCTATCCCTCCCCTGTGGATATGAAAAAGTCACTCGCCCACACGAACCGCACGCCGGCCGCTTCCGCAGCCTGGCGATCTGACTCCTGATCCCCCACGTAGGTCGTATCCCATGGCCTGTATCCTAGCCTGTGCATCAGGTCCAGGAGCATCCCCGGCGCCGGCTTGCGCCTGAGGCTGGGTCGGGCATACGGGCTGTTGGGATTTTTGACTATAGCTTTAGGATCGTAACAGCATACGGCTACCGCATCCACGCGACCGACCTTTTCGGCAGCGTCGTTCACGAGCCTGTACGCCTGGCTCCTGGAGATGAAGCCCCATGCTACGCCGCCCTGGTTGGAAGCAATGGCGAGATAGTGGCCGCCTGCCCGTAATTCCGCCATACGCTCGACGACGCCGGGCAGGGGGACTTGCTCAGAGGTAGAGTTAGCAGGGCGACCATCTGCCCCGCTAACCAGAGTACCATCCTTATCGAAGATGTAGAGCATCCTACTTGGCCTTGCGTCTCTGTGCCTCAGTATCGTTGGAGAAGACGAGATACTTGCCGCCTCGCGGTGATGTCACGCGAGCAAGCACGCGCCGCCCGACCTTGTAACAACCCCGCGCCTCAAACGAACTTTCAGAGACGACGCGAATCGCCCCATATTGCCTTCGTACCTGAACCTTCCATTCCCTGATATCCATTTCATTCCTCCCCGATGATCATATTACACCCATAAAACGAATGAGACAAGTGATTTGTGCAATTCCTGACCTAAAGGATTTAGGTCATAAACTGATAGACTAAGGGTGCCCGCTGCCGAATCTCACGGCTCCCCCGATTACGCCGACTTAGGCTCACGGGATGGGCCTGTTTAGATTCTATGCCTACCTCCTGCAATCCCAATCGGTGGAGTCGGCCATCGGCCACCTCTCAGTGGCACAGGTCTCAGCACAGCGTCTATTTTCCCATCGGGATAATTCCCGATGTGCGGGCATGACTACATTCGCTTGAGGACTTCCTCCACGATCTCCTCGATCTTCTGCCGAGACGGTGCCGGGCACTGCCCCAAGGATTCTACAATGGCCTCGCCCTCATGGCAAAAATCCAGATGGTCGCGCGCCCATTGCGCCGCCTCCTGGGCAGTCCAAGATGCCACGTCAAGGTGGCCTGGTAGAATCCAGCAGGTCGCCCGCACTTGGATTCTGCCATTCTGATACGTTGCGAATAGGTCGAGGTCTTCGTCCTGGACAATGAATGTGGCCTCGCGGCCTGCCTCCATCCAGGGATTGGCGAACACCTTGATACCCTGGATGGTGGAGAAATCCAGGCGGCCTTGGAACTTTGCCAAGAACTCCTCTGTAATGTATCCATGAAACGCTCTAATTGCCATTCGCTTCTTCCTCCAGTTTCCTGCGAATCTCTGACCGATACCGCTTGATGCTTGCTGGCGTCAAGCCTAGTTCCTGAGCAATTCCTTCATTGGTGTATCCCTCCAACACCAACTGCAGAATCGCTACATCGCGGGCATTCTGAAAAATGTCAAGGACCTTCAGGTGCATCTCTGGCGGGATGCCTCCCCGGCTTTCTGGCTCTGGTGCAATGTGCCAATCCGCCTCATCTTCCGGCAACGCCTGCGCATCGGCAACTGGTGTGGCATGGGGCTGTACGTCCTTCCTGTGCACGCCCCACACGAACCCAATATACCAGTTCGTGGCCGCGTTGCGAGCGCAGACGAAGGCGTAATTCTCGCCGTGCCCCTGGCTCTGCCACAGGGCCGCCGCTGCTTCTTGCTCCATATCCTCAAAATCGGCCGACGTTACGGCAGGGTGCCCTAGTCGGACCAGGGCGCATCGTACTGCCTTCTTCGCTAGATCACCCATCACGCCACCCCCGCCAGCGCCTGTGCGATCTGGCCGTTCATCCGGTTGTAAACTGTCCGCCAACTGAGTCCCACCGCCGGCCCGATCTGCCGCGGCCCCTTCCCCTGTGCCAGCATCCGAGCGATCTGCTGATCCTGCGCGTCCAGCCCGGCCAGCGCCTGCTCGACCGCCAGGGCCAGGGTTGCGCTTTCGTAGGCGTCCTCGGCGGGGACCCGCTCCAGTAATCCATCGCCGTCCTCGTCGTCCGCTCCCTCGTCCTGGCTCTCCCACTTCTCCCGGCCCATCGCGCTCAGGATTTGCCACCGCGCCGCCGTCGCTCCCCAGTTGACGATCCAGGAGTCGGATTGGGCCAGGAAGTTGGGGTCCTCGATATAGTGCTCGAGGATCGCCAGGGTGATTTCCTGCTCGACGTCGTCCACCTGGTCGAGCCGGTCGTATCGCCGCGCGATGTTGTAGGCTGCGCCTTTGATTCTTGGGGCGATCTTGCTGAGGACTGTCTCGGGGTTCTGGTTCTGCTGGCTCATTCTGTCTATCTATCCTCTCTGTACTTCTGTCCACTCTGGCTGTAGGTTTCGGGTAAAAAAGGAATGTCCACTCTCTCTGTGATTCTCTCCATCTACACTGTATATTTAACCATATTAACCAGATTCTGTCAATAGGGAAATGGCCCCAATTCCTAGAAATTCACCACCAATATCCCCTGGATTTTAAGAATTGGGAACTCCCTACACGATCACGCCGGGAGCCGACCGGCGCTGACGGTAAGATGGCCCCACCATCGCCACCCGCTCACAGAAGTCATCGTCACTCAGCCGATCACATAGCCGCGGCTCCAATTCCTCCAGCCTGCAATTGGTTACGATCACCGTCGGCTGCTCGGTCTGGTACCGATAATTGAGGACCTGGAACAACTTCTCGGCGGCCCAGTCCGTGGCCGCCTCAGTGCCCAGATCGTCGAGGACCAGGACCTGCACCTGCTTGCACAGGTCGAGCAGGTCCTCGTAATCCCCGCGCCTGTACCCGCTGCGCAGGAGATCGAGCAAGTCCGGCACGACGACGAACATCGTCACCGGCCGCTCCGGTTCTGGCAACGTCTCCAGGTAGTTGACGATGGCGGCGGCCAGGTGGGATTTGCCCGTGCCCCTGGAACCGTACAGCACCAGCCACTTGTACGGCTCTTGGGGGAGGCGCAGATTCTGAGCGAAGCACTTCGCCAGTGTGTATGCATTTCGGATAGAAACGCCATAGCCCTCGGCTCTCGTATCACCGACGTCGAACCGCTCGAACGTCTGGCGAGCGTAACGCCCGATGCGCATGCTGTACTGCCCGATGCGCTCACGCAGGCCGGCGTGGACGTGGGCCAGGTGCTGGCGCAATGCCTGCTCGCCACAGGATGGGCAGTAGATCAATCTACCGAAATCGGGATGGCCGACCGGCACATCCGCCCGTATCCGGCGCAGATCGTTGCAGGCCAGGCAGTGGGGAAGCCCGTCCCGGGCCAGGCCGAGATTAGCCACCGGCGGCCTCTTTGGCGGCGAGTTCTGTGGTGATCTGGGCATTGATGCGTTTGGCGTCCTCTGCAGTCCACCGGCCTCGCTCTTGACGGTTTCCATTACCCTGCTGATACGTTCCATTTCCCTTTCCTCCATTTTTCGCGACGGCCATGAGGTAAGCCAGCACGTCACCGGTAGGTGGTCGGGTGGAATGCTGCCATAGCAATTCTGCCAGCCTACTCGCTCCCCCAACCGTGCGAGCGGCCCGCCCGATATAGGCATAGGTCGGCAGGTCGGTCTCGGGGATCCCGGCACCGTACAGGGTAACGAACATCGCACGCAGTACCGCCGGGCGATTTGCGGAATCTCGGATGGTCTCTACCCAGCTCTGGAACGTGAAGGGGGTGATGGGTTGTGGCTCTGGCTCTGGTCCTGGTTTGGGTTCTGGCTCCGGGGTAACCGCATTCTGGGGTTCATTCTGGGAGATGTCTGGGGTATCGGTGACGGTTGGCGCGCTAGCGCCTCCGTCTTTTTCTTTCTCTAGGTTTCTTTCTGAGGTATCTTTCTCTGTAGGATTACAAACTTCTTGCACTGGGGGTGCAAGAGTTTCTAGGTCTGGGTGTAAACTGTTTGCATCCTGCTTCATGGTCAGGCTGTAAAACTTTTTCACCCTGCCCTTGTCACGGTCGTCTATCTCTACAGTAATGAACCCATGTTCCTGAGCACGTTTCAGGCCGTCACGGATCGAGGGAACGGTTAAGCCGGTACCCTTATCTATGCGACTGCCGTCTTTCCTTTTCCGCCCATTCTCGAATTCGTCGAGCGTGATCTTCTTCTCAGTATCGTGGTATCCCCAAGTGTGGCGCAAGATGTAGAGGATTACCTTGACTTCGCTGACCGTCTCGATCTGCGGCAGTATGTCTATGAGCATATTGGGAGATTGAGTCCAGTTCTGCTCAGGTTTCTCGAATCCCTCAAACTTCTTGACACCCGCATCATATTCAGGTTTAGGTTCAGTCATTTTTCCTCCAAAAAAGAACCTCCCGACCTTCCACCAAGCGGCGCGGGCGACCACAGGATTTGCCCCGCCATTGTAGCAGTAATGGCAAAGGCTCCCCGCCGCCTGGTGGAAAACCAGGAGGTCTAAGTATCTGTAGTCTAATTGTCAATGTCATCGGGCTGCTACCCCCATCCATTACGGCTATATTCTACTACAGTACCACTGTACTGTCAATACAAAAACAGAGAATCCGCTGAACTCTTACGATCATAACGCCATAGGAAAAGAGGATGTTACCCGCCACCGCGTAACGAGTGCCAGGGGGAGCGGGATGCTCCCGACCCCCACACAGGTGGGGAAGTTGTGGGCTATGCGAGGCTCGGAAACCTGTGCGCGAACTGTTGCGCTAGGTTCTGCAAGTCTGCAGCCAGTTCCGCAATGCCAGTGGTTTCATCCGCATAGGCCCGAAACTGCCTGCCCGCCGCGTGCCCATCACGCCGTCTCAGTTCGACGTATGAGACATTGCCACCCTCATCGGTGACAACGAGACCGGAAACCCCGGCCTGTTTCAATGCCTTTTCAGCGCCTTGTAGTGTCACGTCAGATCTCCTTTCATCTGTCATAGTATCCTGCGGGGCGGGTGGCCGCCCCTGCGGATCGAATCAAATGGCGACTCTAGGCCGCGTCAAATCCGATACCACCCCAGTAGGCGTCACGCTCGCCCTGCTCCTGTATGGCTGCCTCAGCCATCCGCTCTAATTCTGCATCAAGTTCGTCTTTCACTACTGGAGTAATCTTCGTAATGTAGCCTTGCATACCAAGGATCTTCGTCATATATTCCGCATCCTTAGGGGTCAAGTTGTGATATTTGACCTCCCATAGTCCATTCTTACGAATCAATACATCTACCTGATCCATCTCCTCATCTCCTTGCGGCTACTCTGATATTATTGTACCACAGCAACACCTATATAACGAACGAGGTGCCGGGTTTGTGCAACTCACCCCTTCACGAATGCAGCGAACTCCCGCAGGTGGCTCAGCAGATACAGGAACTCGCCGGTCATCAGTAACCCCGGCGCCAGGTCGTAGGCGATCTCTGTCAGCCCTGCCGCCTCCTGGCAGCATTTGCCGTACCGACCGGCCAGCCAATGCCCCGCCACTTCATAGTAGCGGTTCATGTGCACCCGCCGGCGGCCCCCCAGCGCCACCAGGAGCCAGATCATCCGCAGCGACTGTCCTTCGTGTGTAGATTCGCTCGTGTGGACCCGGACCTGGAGCACGCGCCCGCAGCGCTCCTCGATCTGCAACCCGCGCAGCGATACCCCTACGGCCTCCTCCAGCGCGAGGAGTACCACCGGCTCCAGGTCCGTGCGTTCCTCTCGCATAACCTTCTCGGCGACCATCCGCGCCCCGACCGCTTGTGCCCAGTGCGGGAGTCCGTATCGCCGGATGCATTCGACGTCCTCTCGGCACATGACCGGCCCGTCCTCCGGCTGAAGCGGGAACAGGAGCATCGGGACAGGAGCAGGCTGGAGGCGTTCGATCAGCGCCCGGCGCTCCTGTAACCAGCGCCCCTCCGCCAGGTTGCGCTCCCGGCGACATTCCGCCAGCGCTCGCTCCAGCCCGGCCTTGGCCGCCTGGAGCGTGGCAACCTGTGCCAGTGCCTGCTCCAGGTCGGCATGGAGCATGGCATCAGCCCGGGATTCGACTTCCAGAAATTGTGTACGCGCCAAATTGCTACCCCACTCAATTCAAGAATATGCTGAGTATCCGTTCTGTCAACCCCGGTTTCAACGCCGGCCCCCTGGCGAGTGGTTCGCCGATGGGCTGGACGCCGGCATGTCGGGGATCGACCCACTCTGAGGTCAACGGCACGCCGGCCCGTAGCATCACGTATTCGGCGAAGCGCGCCTGCCCTGCTTTCACATTGAAGTACAGGTCCTTCGAGTCTAAACTGCGCTCCCACAGCCGTATGCCGTGCCGCCGCAGGAGCCGCTCGACGTCGATCCCGCGCCATTCGGTGCGGCGTGAGAACGAGAATCTCCGGTATCCCTCGCCGTGCAGCCAGAGCCACATATTGATCATGCTCCCGGACAGCAGTTCGATCAGCTCAAACTTGGCGAAACAATCCAAGAGAAAATCCACACCACCCCAAACGTCGCGGACATCGCCGCTTCCCTCATCCGCCTCGATCGCGCTGGGTTCAGGCTCAGACATAGATATCCTTCCCGTCCCGCAGCGCAGGGCGCGGTGCCCGCGTCACGACGATCTGTGAGAAATCGGTCGGCGGCATGGGCTGGCCCGGTGCCGTCGTCGCCGTGCGCACAGCCGCCGCCGCCTGGCCGCGCAGGTCGATCACCTTCCCCGCCGCCCCCACGATTTGGTTGACCCCGATGGTCATCCCCGCCATCCGCTCCCGCGAGCCGTATAGGCCAAGAATGAAAGCAGCCGGGATCCCTACTATCGCAACCAGCGTGGCGATTCCCGCCCACCATCTGAGGACCCCCTCCCCCACTACCATGAGGCAATACACCCCCGCCCCGCCTACGACGACGGCGAACAGCAGGAGCAGCGCCCCCACCCTCATCGTGCAGCCTGTCAATGATTCAGTCTTTTTCTTGTCCATCGTTCCTCCCTATTATCTGCCTGTTTACCTGCCTGCCTGCCTGTAATGTTAGTACCATAACCCCACAGGACTGTTTTTGGACCTTCTAGGGGTATATACTCGAATTTCAGGCAGGCCGGGCAGCGGCCACAGAAGGTAAGTATATGACCTCCGTGGGATATGGCTCGCGCCTCACCGCGGGTTGTTCGACCTGGGCTAGAGACCAACCGGTGTCGCGCAAGAACTCGACCGCTTCTCCGCACAGGGTAAGCGTTTTGTCTGCCCGGTCGGACCCAGGCCGGCGCCGGATCGCGGCCTCTACCGCATCTTGGAACAGTCCGCGCCCCTGCCCTCTGGATGCTGCAATCAGGCCGGCGCCGATCTCTGCTGGAGCCGGCCAGGGGGAACGCCGCCCCCGCTGGCGAGGCTCGACCCCGATGTCCTCAGCACATACCTCTGGCCAGGTATCTACCTCGAATCCATTCCCCTTGACGGCGGCCAGATCGTCGTCCGTGACGTAGGCTCCTTGGAGGCGGCATGTATGCTTGATCGTGCGGAGATAGGCATCCCCTCGGCCCAAGAGCCGATGGGCCGGTAGGCTGGAGTCATTCAGCGCCACGCGCGCGGCAACGTCGTCCCCTACCCGGAAGGATAGCCGTAGACCCAGGTTTCGCGCCACAGTCGGGCCACCCAATGCATCCACGACCGGGTGTTGGGTGGCGGCGATCACGTGAACGTCAGCATCCCGACCCATCACGACCAGTCGCCGCAGGGCCTCCAGCGCGATGGGGTCCTGGATCACCTCCTGAACCTCGTCTACGACGATGATCAACCGGTCCTCGTAGCCGGAATCGTAGCGCCGCCTCATCTCCTGGACCGCCCATACCAATGCTCCGCGCCAGCTATCCGGCTCGGTCGCCACCGGCCCAACCTGGCAAGTCAAGCAGAACGGCGATCGGTCGCTATGCCGGAACGATGCACTGTGCTTGCCGTCCACCAGTACGACCCTGTTCTCTGGATCGGCACATAATTGCCGAATGGCCAACCACAACGCGACCGTTTTCCCGCTGCCCGTCATCCCGGAGATCAGACTATGAGGATGGTCGGCGAGGTCGCATGAGGCAATCACAGTGCTGCCCAGTTCGTCCACGCCCAATACCCATCGCCCACCGCCCAGCGGCCGATTGCAGATTTGAGACAGCCGCACGTCGCTGTTGTCTTCCCCGGCCGGCCATCCGGCAGTCAGGCATACCCAGCGGCCGTCCAGGTATACCGCCGGCTTGCCCTGGAAATCCCACTCCTGCGGAATCATCTGGGCCAGAACCGCGCACTCCTGGCGGCCAAGCATCGTCATCAGCCGTCCGGCATCCAGCCCGGCCAGAATGCGAAGCGTCCCGGCCCGTGGCCCGCATACCGTCTCGACGTGCGTAATGGCGATTGTGCGGCCCAGATGCCCGCCTACCGCCGCCCTCATCACCCGTGCGGCCCAATCGTCGAGTAGTCGTTCCTTGTTCATCTTGCTATCCTCCCCCTAATACTAACTGCCTTGCTCGATCAGCAGTCATCGGCCTGTTGGCGGCCAGCGCCCTCGTCGTAAGGGATTCCGGCCGCGGCGCTTCCGCCTGTTGCGCCTGCTCTAATTCCTGAGCGGCTTGCCAGGCTTCCCGATAGGCAGCATGGTGGCACCGCTTGCCAGGACCGGTCAACCAGCCGCAGGTGACGCCCCGCGCCCCAAGATTGAACGGGCACGAAGTCACTTTACACTTTGCATCGAAAATCGTCATACGTTCCCCCAGAAACTACAGGCGGCGAACCCGCGAGAGCATGGGGTCCGCCGCCTGTAGAGTTGCTATCCTAAACGGATAGCGGTATAATGATGGCGGCGATGCTGCGTCTTGGCGGACCTGGCTCGCTGGCCGGGCTGTGAAAGGCCCGGCTTTTCATTCCTTGTTCACGAACTCGTACTCGTAGCGCCCGATTTTCTCCAAGACCCCATGCTCGACGCCATAGCGGATTACATTGCTGGCGTGGCTCTTGGAAATGCGGCACGCCCGCTCGATGTCAGCCCGTCGAAAGAAACCGTTCACCCGTCCAGTCTGTCGCTCACTGGACAGGTACCCTTGCAGAGTAGACAGGTGGGCGGCCAGGCTTTGGCTGGTCTCGTCCACTGTACGTCCACTGTCGTCTACTGTCTGTCCAGTGGACGGAGTGGACGCTTCCGCCTCAGTGTCCAACCGTCCAGTGTACGCTTGAGTAGCCGCCACTGGTCGCCCATTCGACGCCTGGACGCCTTGCCTCAAGCGTCTACTGAGTAAGCCAGTCGCCCACTCGCGCAATTGGTCGCCCACTGGCTGCCGCTGTCCGGCCATTGTTCGCCCTTTGCCCTCGATCTCCCGCGTCACCTTATCGTAGTTGATCCCGAAACCGATGGCGATAGTCATCACGCCAGGGGCAATGACCAACAGGAAGGCATAGGCCCACACCCAAAAGCGTCCCCACTCGTTAAGCAACCGCACCGCCGGAATGCCGAGCAACTGGCCGGCGATGAACGGCGTCTGCGCCAGGAGCGTCATCGTCTCTAGGGTCAGGAGCATGGCCGGCAAGAGGCTGTAACCCCGGATACGCGGATCGTGCTCCGGCCTGCGGTTGTGCTTGCTCTGATCACGCATCAGTTCATCGTGTTTCTCCCAGTCCGCTTGCCACTGGAATGCATGGCGCTGGCAACGAGTGAAGACGCTCAGGATGAACAGGTTGCCAAACTCCAAGACGATGGCTTCCCCAATGGCCGCGATGGGGATCAGGCTCCCGCCGATGGTCAGGCCAAACGTGTCCACCTGGGCCAGCGTGAGCGCCCAGCGGGGGATAGTGACGGCCAGGATGGTAAAGATGAGGATATTGCCCATTAGTCCCATCCTCCCGGTTTGTCAGTCCCGCTCGTGTCTATCGGCTTCTCAACCTCGCGCTGCTCCCAGGTCTGTGCCGGCTCCAGGGAGTCCAGCCACCGGCGAATCGCGTCGACTGCATCGTCGCTCCCGTCCAGCACACCGATCACTGGCACCAGGATTACGAGCGGCTTGCCGTGCTTGACGACGGCCACGGGCTGCCTGGTGTAGTGGACCTGGGACACGATCTCCCCTGGGTTCAAGTGTAGTTCACTCATGGTCACTGTTCGTGCTTTGTCCATCGGTTCCTCCTATTATGGTTATACTGCTCATTATAGGGTATATCACCAGAAATGTCAAGAAGTCCATTCCCACTGTACCCTCGAAACGGTCCATTTTTAGTGGTTTCTTTACCATTTTCGCTATTGACATTCCAAAGGCTTAGGAGTATAATCTCATAGGTAGGCGCGCTCGTAGAGGTAGATCCCGGGGCCGCCACTGTGGTACACGTGGCGATCCTTTTTCTTTGCTCCACAGACAGGATGGGGATGGACGTAGGATTATCTGAGGCGCAAACGAAAAAAGTCGAACTGGCGTTCGAGGGCCTGTTGGCCGCCGTGCGAGAGACCGGAGACGGCGACCTGCAGACGGCCTGCGGCTCGTGATACGACAAGGTAGGATAGTGGAATTCCGGCTGATCTGTGAAGTCACGCCACCGCCGGGTTTGCGCTCCCTGGATTGGCTCAATGCCCTCGCCATCCGCGTCGCGCAGAGGACAGGGTATGGCACGGTAGAAGCAATCTTTCACGGTAACGAGGTCGTGGGGGGACGGATCGAAGTCTCTCACGACCTCGCGTCGTTGTAGGTAGGTTTCAGTCCCAGTCAACTTTCAGGCAAACAGGAGGCTCGAAATGAAGGCATACAAGTACGGTTTGGTCTTGGCTCTGGTCGCGCTGATCGCCCTGGCCGTTCCAGCCGTGGCGCTGGCGCAGTCCCTGGCACAGGAAGGTACCCTGCCCGACATCTCGCAGATCGAACAGTACGTCGCGGCGGTGGGGGTTGGGGCACTGATCATGCTGGCGATCGAAATCCTCAAGAAGATCGGCATAATCCCGGACGGGCAGGCCGGCACCTGGGCGGCGATTGCAAATGTCGTGGCGTTCGCTGCTCTCTACATCGCGGGTGTGTTCGGCTTCGACCCGCTGGGAGCAGGATTCCAGCAAGTCCTGGCAGTCCTGGCGGCAATCGGCAAATTGGTCCTGATGCTCGTCTCTACGTTTGGATTGTTCGAGCAGTTGCGGGCGGCCAACGTGCCGATGTTCAGGAAGATGGCCGGACGGCCATAATCCCGTAATCGAGCGAGATGACCGATCAGGAACTCGTGCAATTGGCATTCGACAGCATCATGCAGGCAGCGGACGCCGTGAAGCGTCTATTGCCTGCTATCCCGTCGGCACTGTGGACTGATCGGATAGCGGAGATGCCCGTCAACACCCACCCTGACCATCCCGACATCCTGGCAAACAAACTCACCGCCTGGCCACCCAGGCAACTCTCGGACATCACGGGTATTACGATCCACCACACCATGAGCCATAGCCCCCTGGAGACCGCCAAGTATTGCACCAGGTCGGTCAACAAAGCGGGCGGCAAGGGCTACCCCGGCATCCAATACCAATTTTGGGTGAGCCAGGGCGACGGCTGCCCCGTATACCTGCTGGCCCCGCTGGACCTGGCCGTGTGGCACGATCACACGGGCGGCCACCCGACCACGATCAGCATCGGCATGGCGGGCGATTTAAGCGTGCTCAAGCCACCTGCCGAGCAGATCGAAGCCACTGTCCGCTTGGTGGCGTGGCTGATGCGCGAGTACGAGATACCGCTGGCGGAAGTCCAGGGCCACAACGAGCGGGCGATCGTGCGGGGATATAAGACCGATTGTCCCGGCTGGAAAGTCAAGGGCTGGCGAGTGGCATTCTTCGCGGCGTTGGGAGTAGCTGAAAGGTAGGTGAGCGGTTGGGCAGACGGGGTAACGTGAGGATATACCTGCTTGCGCTGGGCTTACTGGGCACCGCCGGCTACCTGGTCAGCGCCATGCTATACGAATTATCAGGAGCCACGCTGCTTGCATTAGGCTTCTTGGCGTTGGCGCTCATCTGTTTGGTTGGGACGTGGAGATGCCTTTCGCTGAGATAGCGCAGAGGGAGACAGCCCCTGTGGGTTTCAGTTCGTAATTCGATAGACAGCGATGCTAGAAGATCAGGTCGTCGATCAGCCGAAACTCAGGCTAGAGTGGGTTGACCCAAAAAGCCTGACGCCAAACCCCAAGAACTGGCGCAGACATCCGAAGGCGCAACGAGAGGCGCTTTCGTCGGTGCTGGGCCAGGTCGGTTGGGCTGGCGCGCTCCTGTATAACGAAACGACCAACAGGCTGATCGACGGCCACCTCCGGCAGGAAGTTGTGCCGGAAGGTGAACTCGTACCTGTCCTGATTGGTTCCTGGACGCCAGAGCAAGAAGCGCTGATCCTGGCAACCCTTGACCCACTCGCGGCAATGGCCGAGGCTGATGCCAGCAAGGTAAGGGAGCTGCTGGAGGGGTTGGGGGAGCAGGACGCGGCGGTACAGGAGATATTGAATGAATTGAAAGCAGAGGCAGAATCATCCACGCCGCCCGCTGAATTTCCTGAGTATGATGAGTCAATAGCTGATGAAGTGGAATGGTTGGAGTGTCCACAATGCGGTCACAAGTGGGCGAAGTAGACCTGGGGAATTTATTTCCCAAGGCAAGAAATAAGCCCCTTGGGATTGGTGATATAATACCAGATGTTATTGCAAGTCGTAGTATGAAGATCAATCCTTGGATCAGGCATCCAAGGCCAGCGGCAACGGTTACGAAAGCTAGTTCTGATTATCAATTTCTAACTCATGCAGGCATCAGGAAACCCAAAATCATTGAGATAGCAAGGCTTGGCAGCTTTCCAGATGCTTATCAATGGCAGAGAGAGGCGGGAGCATGTATTGGCAATAGCGTTCCACCATTGATGATGCGCGCGATTGCAAATAGAATCGCAGTAGGGCTTTTCCAGGGAGAGAGAGAGAGAGAGTTGGAGGGCGAAACATATATTGAGAAACTTGAGGCGGCATGGCAGGAGCATCTTGCACCACGTGAATCAGATGCACCGACAGTCGTAAGTCTGTTCGCGGGTTGCGGTGGTTCATCTCTCGGTTATAGCATGGCGGGTTTTAGGGAACTCCTCGCGGTAGACTGGGATAAGAATGCAGCGGCAACGTTTAGGCTGAACTTTCCTGATGTAACATTCTGGCAAGGGGATATTGTGCAACTGTCAGATGATGAGGCCCTGAGATTAGCCGGGGTTGAATCGGGGCAACTTGATGTGCTTGACGGTTCACCACCCTGTCAAGGTTTTTCTACCGCTGGCAAGCGGCAACTGAATGACCCGCGCAACTCATTGTTTCATGAGTACGTGCGCCTGCTGCGAGCATTCAGGCCGCGCGTTTTCGTAATGGAAAATGTCAGCGGACTTGTCAAGGGCAAGATGAAGCTTGTATTTGCTGAGATCATGAAAGAACTGAAAGCAAGCGGGTATCGGGTTTCCTGTAGGCTTCTCAATGCGATGTGGTTCAATGTACCACAGTCGAGAGAGAGGCTGATTTGGATTGGAGTCAGAGAGGACCTGGGGAAACAGGCAACGCACCCAATGACAAGTGAACGGCCTGTCAATGTCAGACAAGCCTTTCAGCAAGTGCCTCAATCAGAATATGTCAGACTTGCGGCGGACAGCCTAACACTAAGGCAAATGCGGGCCGTGAAACCTGGTCAAAGATGCAAAGTTCATCATAGTCATCATAGGCTTGCGTGGAATGAGGTATCACCTACTGTAGACAGGGGCGGCGGTGCAGGCGCTTATCATATCTGGCACCCGTCTGATGATCGCCCTATCTCACTTGGAGAGGTGAAGCGGCTACATTTCTATCCTGATGCTTTCACTTTTCACGGCTTACTCAGTGACGGCTTTGAGAGGGTTGGCAACAGTGTCCCGCCTCTCTTTATGCGTGCCATTGCCTTACATATAAGAAACCTACTAGCAGGCATAGAGCCGCGATTGGTCGAAACGTAATGCTCAGTATCTATGGGGTTACGTTAGCAATCCCATAGGACCGTTTTGCATAGTATAGAGTGAATAATGAACGATGAACGGACGAAGAAGCGAGGGGAGATGCTGGCGCGCCGGCGCAAGGTCGCGAGCCTGTACCTGCGCCGCGTCAACGAAACCGACATCGCCGAACGGCTGAAGGTGAGCCAGGCAACCGTCAGCCGCGACGTCAAATGGCTGATGCAGCAATGGCGCGAGGCCGCCGTGGCAGACATCGCAGAGGCGCGCGGACGCGAACTGGCAGAACTGGATGAGATGGAGCACGACGCCGCTTTGCAGTTCGTCTCTACGAAATCGCCTCAGTGGTTCACGGCCCGTCTGGATTGTAAGAAACGCCGCGCCAAGATGCTCAACCTGGACGTCCCGCCGACCGCTCGCCAGATCGAGATCGACGTGCGCACACTGACCGATGAGCAACTCGACCGCATCGCGGCAGGGGAGGACCCGCTTGCTGTCCTTGCAGGAACAGGCAATAAGAGAACGAGCGAAACGGGAGAAAAGACGGCGACATCCGAACCCGCCGACGGGAAGCCCACCAGCGAGATTGCCATTCCTGGGGTGGACGCGGGAACGCCGTTGGATTCTGGACAAAGCACAGGGTAAGCCGCAGCGGTTCTCCCTGCGGGATTATCCCTGGTTCGAGGACATTTACAAAGCCATAGACGAACTGGCCCAGCCCGGCGGGCGCATGGTCGTCCGCAAGGCCGCACAGATCGGGGCGACGGAGTTCGCCTTGAACCTATCGTTTTACGTTCTGAACGGCAGAGGCAGTGTATTCTACGCCCTGCCGCCCGGCCCGACGCAAGGCAACTTCGCCCACTCCCGCGTAGACCCGGCCATCTCCGCCAGTCCCCACTTTCACGCCATTGCGGGCAACATAGATAACGTGGGGCTGAAGACGTTCCAGGGGGGATTTAACCTCTACATTCGGTCTACGGCTATCCCGAAAGGCGATCCCCGCCGGGCGGCGCAACTGAGCGAATCGCCGGCAGACCTGGCGATCGTGGACGAATTCGACCGGGTGCCGCCCGCCGCCATCCCCCTGATCCGCGACCGCCTCAAGGCATCCGCGATGCGCTGGGAGATCGACCTTTCGACGCCGACCTACCCGGACCTGGGGATAGACGCTGAGTACCAGGCGTCCGACCGGCGCGAGGTAGAGGTCCGGTGCCAGGGGTGCGGGCAGTGGCACCGGCTGGACTGGTCACTGGTGCGGGGGCCGGTCGCCGATGATCCACATGCCCGGACGATCTGCCCCACTTGCCATGCGGCGATAGAGCGGGTGGGAATGTGGAGCGGGGGGCGGGCGCGCTGGCGGGCGCGCAATCCGGGCAGCGCTGTCGTGGGGTATTGGATCCCGCGCCTGGTGGACGAGCGCCTGGACCTCGACGAACTTTGGGAGCACAGCCAGGCCCAGCGTGACCTGGACCGGCAAGCCTTCTGGAACGGCGACTTAGGGCTACCCTACGAGCCGAAAGGCGCCCGGCTCACCCGCGAGGCCCTGGCCGCCTGCGCCGCCCTGCCCGGCCAGTACCCGGCCTTCCCGCCAGGAGCGGCCTGGACGGCGATGGGAGTGGACGTCGGGCTGGAGTTATACTACTGGATCAAGGAACGGCGGCCCGGTGGGCGCGAGCGGTCGGTGGCAATCGGCAACGTCTTGGACTGGAGCGACCTGGACGTACTGATGGCCCGCTACAACGTCCAGCGCTGCGTGGTGGACGATGCGCCGGAATTGCGGCTCGACGTGGAATTCCAGAAGCGCCACCGGGGCCGGGTGTGGCTGGCGCAGTACCTGGACTCGCCGGAGGCGGACATGGCGCGCTGGGATCGAGGCCGGGGGGTGGTCAAGATCGAGCGCACGAAGGCGCTGGACGAGGCCGGGGCGAAACTCCAACTGGGGATAGACGAACTCCCGGCAGAGTGGGAAAACGTAGAGGGCCTGCTGGAGCACATGACGGCCAACGTCAAAGTCAAGCGGGTGCGGGAGGACGGCTCGACGGCCTACACCTTCCCCCACACAGGCAAGCCCGACCACCTGCACCACGCGAAAGCCTACTGCGAAGTCGCACTCTCGATCCTCCCGCCGGACCCCGGCCAGACGGCGGAGGCACGTGGCGGGGAGGATGAATCGCCCGGAACGGGCAAGGAACGGCATTACGTCCCCGGCAGTCTGCGGGGGCAACTGTGATGGAGGTATAGAAGTGGTGACGACAGTTAGCGGAAAAGATGTGTCAGTGTCGGTGGGCTATCGTCTACCCCTTCCGCTGTACGAGGAAGCGGAGAGGTGGGCGCGAGACCGAGGGGTAAAATTGTCCGTGATCTTGCGTGAGGCGACCGAGTTCGGCCTGGCGGTGCTGGCCGGCGGTGATGGCGGTGACATCCGCCGGATTGAGGCCGAGGTGGCTGCCCTGACGGATGAGCAATTATATCGTATCACAGCCGGGGAGGACCCGCTCTCTGTCCTGACGGAGATCAATATGGCTGCCCTGACGGATGAGCAATTATATCGTATCACAGCCGGGGAGAACCCGCTCTCTGTCCTTATTAACAGGACGGTGCAAAACCGGGAACGGCATTCACCGGCAACGGTGATAGTCGGCGATGATGGCGGCGACATCCGCCAGCAAAATGAGGCATGAGGTTATGATAGAAAGCCTAAAGGACGGCATACGGATAGCCTGGCATGGACTGCGCGCTGCGAGCACCCGGCAAGTCATCCTGGGCGGCATGGGGACGTTGGCCATCACCATCGCTCTGTCGTTGGCCTTGCCTGGCGACCCCCCTTCTGCATTCTTTACGTCCCCCATCTCCCCCATCTCTCCGCTTCCTACGCTTGTCTCTCCCATTCCCACTCCTGAGCATTCTCCCACCTCGACCCCGCGCCCTACGGTCCTGCCCCTACCGACCCGCACGCCGGACGTAGAGGCTCACTGGTGGGATAGCTGTCCCGGCGCGCCGGACTGCCCGCCAGAATGGCCTATCCAGCCGACGTATACGCCAGCGCCGATGCCGACTTGCCTGCCGACGCCGGTCTGCCCGGACATCGGTCCCAGTCCGACGGCTTACCCTACTGCAACCCCCTACCCTCCGCAGCCAACGTTCGAGCCGGTAGGGGGCTGAGTCTGTAGAGTTATGGCCGTAATGCTATAGGGGAGGGAAACGGAATGGCAAGAAGTCTACAGGAACAGTTCTGGGACAAGGTAGATATAGGCAAGCCCAATGAATGCTGGCCCTGGAAGGCGGCAAAGGACGGACGTAGGCATAAGAATTATGGTAGAGTTTGGATGGGAAAGGAAACGACGACAGCACATCGAGTTGCCTTTATTTTAACCTATGGAGATATTCTTCCTGGTATGGTTGTCTGCCATCATTGTGACAATCCTTGTTGTTGTAACCCAAGGCATTTGTTCGTAGAAACGAAACCCGGTAATAGTAAGGATATGGTCAAAAAAGGTCGCCAAGCCCGTGGATATAGAATTGCTTGCGCTAAATTGTCTGAGATACAAGTACACGAGATTAGAGACTTACTCTCAGGAGGTATGGGACCTAGCAAAATCGCAAAGCTATTCAGGGTGGGTCCTACGACCATTAGCGCAATCAAGCATGGGAAAAGCTGGGCTTGGTTAGAATAGCGCAATAATTGGCAATTTATCATTAATTCCATATGCAAGCGACTGCGAGATATAAGGTATAGGATTATGGTCATAATGCCATAGGCGGTAAATTATGCCAGAAAAACCCACTACCCACATAGCCAAAGCCCCAGAAGGGCAGATTCTCCCGGAAACCCCGCGCACGACTGCACCATCCGCGCAGAGTCAATTCTTCGGCACCTACGGCTACTGGCTGGGGGACCCGGAGCGGCGCTACGGTCGCATGACGTCCGCCAGGAACATCCCGGAGCGCGTAAAGCTAGAGATGCTGCGCGATCCTGTCATCGCTCTTGCGATGGGCTTCATCACCGCTTCTCTGGTCAAGGCCAAGCGGGTAGTGGAATGCCCGGACGAGGCGAAGCGCAGATTCATCGAGGCCATGTTCCGGGCCTGGGAACGCGAGTTCATCATCCAGGCATCTCAGGCCGTGGCGCTCGGTTCCTGTGGCCTGATCAAGAAGTTTCGCTTCCAGGTGCCAGAGCCGGAGGAGATCGGCGCCCCGCCCGTGTGGAATAGCTCTGCTACTCCCTACATCGTCGAGGGTTTCGACCAATGCTACCCTGTGACCTCCAGTGCCCGTTTCGACCCCAAGGGCCGGACGTTCCTGGGCATCACCACCACCGACGGCGACGTGGATGCGTTTTTCAGCCTGTGGATCACGATGGGCAAGGCGCGGGCATTCGGGGCCTACGCCGGAAGCGGCCGGCTGGAGAATGCCTACAAGGAATGGTGGGCCAAACATTTCGGCCACGACCTCTACCTCGTGTGGCTCCAGAAGCAAATCAACCCGGCCGTCATGGTCGGATTCCCGCCCGGCACGGACCCATCAGGCTCCTCCAACCGCGACGTCGCCACCGCCGTCGGCGACAGCGTGCGCTCCGGTGCGACGGTCGCTCTGGCCTCGTCGGTCTACACGACGACCGATCAGATGACCGGCGGCGAGGAGATGAGCGCCGTGCGCAAGTGGACGCTCGCTTTCCTGGAGAGCGCGCGGGCCGTCGGGGAGTTCCACGAGATCGCCGACCACCACGACCGAAAAATCAGTGTGGGGATGCTGATCCCGCCACAGGCGATGCAGGACGTGACCGGTGGGGACCTGGGCGGGCCGACGTCGGCGGATAAGCTGACCGACATAGCCGAGGATCTGCTGATGCAAGATGCAGCAGACATCGACCGGCACCTGAACGAGTATTGTCTGCCCATCGTAGAGCGGGCAAACTTTCCGCCCGACTCGCCCCGCGTGCGGGTGCGGACGGTCGGCCTGGAACCGGAATCCCGCGCGCAGTTGTTCGAGATCGTGCGCGGGCTGCTGGGCCGGCTGGACGTCCCGCCGACTTACGTGGACCTGATGGAGGCCCTCCGGAGGTTGAATATCCCGCAGGGAGAGGAGATGATAGCCATGCCGCTACCGGACGAGGAAACGGAAGAGGAGGTCGAGGAAGAGGTACCGGAGGCCGTCGCCTTCCAGGCCGCCGAGCCGGGCCAGGAACCGGCGACTACAGACGGCAACCCGCCGGCCGCGGCCCTGCAGAAGATCGTCTCCGTTCCGCTGTCGCCCGTACCCGGCCAGGTGACGTTCACCGAGCAGGACATCACACAGGCAGTAGCGCGGCTGCGGGATGTGCTGCCCGAAGTATTCGAGGAAACAGAGGCATAATGCCGGGTGGAACCAGTCCCCTCGACGTCGCCAACCCCGGCGCCCCCTACCCCCGCCTGCGGACGATAGAGTCCAGGCGGGCGGCGCTGGATATTTACGTTGAGCACTTCGACCGGCGTGCTATAGACTTAGCCTCGCAACTCCATAGCGGAAACTTAAGCGCCGAGAGTTGGCAGCAGGCGATGCGGGAGGAACTCAAGTACCTGCATACCAATGCATTGATCATCGCGCATGGGGGGGAGGCAGCGAACATCACTCAAGCCGAGTGGGGGCGGCTGGGGGCGCACTGCCGGACGCAGTACGGGTACCTGAACCGCTATGCTCAGGCGATCCAAAACAGCGCGCTCAATGCGCTGGCCGGCAATGCGAACTTTTACTCAGAGAAGTACCTCCAGTGGCGCTCCCAACTCTACGGCGGCAATGCCCGCGCCAGTTTCTACACCGGCCTGGCGCAGGGGCTGCTCCCGCAGGTGCCGGGGGATGGGCAGACGCAATGCCGCACGAACTGCCGGTGTGAATTAGAGTTCGAGGAAGGGGACCAGCCGGGATTGCTACTGGTCTACTGGAGACTGGGGCAGGCCGAGCACTGTTTTCCGGCTGGTACGATGATCGAGACTCCAGATGGAAAACGCCCAATCGAAATGATCCAAATTGGGGATCGAGTTTCGACTATGTCGGGATCAGGGATTGTGACTAAGATATATCGGAATCCATACTGTGGTGAATTGCTTTCCGTAAGCGATGGGCAGTCCCACATTTCGTGCACGCCCAACCATCCGTTTTTAACCCAGCGGGGATGGATCAGTGCTGAAAATATTCGGCATGGAGATGCCGTACTCATTAAGTGTGGCAATCACTTTATCGAGCACGAGGTCGCTTTCCCAGATTCGGACTACGGTATAGCCGCAGGTTCTAAGGTAGGTATCCTGCGACTCATCGCGTTTCTTTTGCGATTGTTGCCGTTCCGTGAGAGGCTCAAAGCGTGGATGCCCATGCCAATAATCTCCATCAACCTGGATAATGAGGTTCCCGATTTTCACGTCTACAATGAACTTGGGTTTAATGAGATAGGCTACATCAAATCTAACGCCCAGGGATTCCAGCATCCCATGCAGTTTGCGCTCAGGGCCGGAGGGCTTGTCCCTCTGAGATTTCTGTTTGCCCTCAAAAACACACTCCATGATCTGTCGTGTCTTTTCGGGATTGTCGCGTCTCCATTGAGCCACTTTATCTTTAGATCCCTGTTGGTGCATTGGATTGCGCTTTCGCATATAGACAGCGGCAACAGAATGAATGATTCTGCCTTGCGCCTCTTTTGTAAGTTTGAGGCCCAACTTATTAGCCTTACTCAGAACTTGGGAATGTTCAAGACCCAGAGCGGAGGCAACTTTCACGGCCCCGTCAATAGAGTAATGTTGGGTCAGGTAGATCGTTCTCTCTGGAGTCCAAAGTGTCCCGGTACACTCCTGGCACAGGGAACTCTTGGGCTGTTTGCGTCCCGGACGATACTTGCCACAGCAGATACAGTAAGTCCCATTATGTGGTTGGGACTTGGCATTGGCGACATTGCGACAGCGGATCGAACAAAATCGTTTTTGGTAATTCCCTCTCTGAGTCGTCTTACCAACTGGTTTTCCGCAGTTTTCACACGGATAAGTAGGATCGGACGCCATAAGTTGCCTCACTACAGTGATATGCGTATATTATACCCCAGTATGCATAGTTGTCAAACCGTCTACAATCTAGAGGTTACTACAGGGCATCATTATATCGCCAATGACTTCGTGGTTCACAACTGCGACGACTGTGTCCACCTGTCCGAGACGTGGAACCCATACGAGTTGTGGCTCCCGGCGGCGCTGGCACAGGAGTGGGCAAGGTGGCTTCCGAAAGTAGCAATATGGGCATAGAAGGCAGATTGAGAATACTCGATTATCCCTGGCACCAGGTGCACCTCTACCGGCTCTGCCGGGCACTCCCGGCGGACTTTACGCTCCTGGCGACCAAGGCCATGATCTGGAACGCGGCCCAACGCCCGCCTGCCCCCAACTTCCTGGGCGCAG